GCATTGGCAAGTTGCTGGCGTAGGGATTTGATTTCAGCAATCAGTTCTAAAGACGTATCGCCTAACACACGCTCAAAGCGTTCGTACTCCTTTTGTGCTTGCTCAACAATGTCAGTCATTTCACATTCTCCAAATCACGCGCCGCAATCGACGCACCGGACGGTGAAGGCGATCGCGGAATCAGGAACAAATTCAGCATGCCCGCCGCAGAAAGGGCAAGGCTTGGTCTTTTCGGTCATCCCTGCTCATCCTCCGAGGCTGCGAGTTCCGCCGCGATCAGTGCCCGAATCCGCCGAAGATCGCCAATCGTTATCTCGGCGCTGTTGATCGCGAAAACCGGCGTCGAATCGCTTCCGGCATAGTGCCTGTCGTTGTGATCCTGCAGCAATGCGGCGAAGCGCTTCAGCGCATCAATCGCTTCGGCATGCCGGCGGCGCAGCGAATCGAAATCAGCCTGCGTCACCGGGAATCCTTCAGGGGTCCGCGCCGGCTTCAGCGCATCGTGCATCAAATCGAACTTGCTCATTTCCTTTTTCTCCTTTCGGTCAACTGGATCTCCAAAAGATCGGCGATCGCGGAGCGCTTCGGCGGCGGCGGCGGCGCCTTTTCCTGAATCGGCTTCAGGGCGTATTCGATCACCGCCCGCGGCGGAAAGAACGTGCACTCGAAAGCATAGTGCCCGCCCCTTCCGCAAGCGAAGCAAGCCGGCGCGCTGGTGTATTTCGCCCGCGGCTCGAATTCCCTGCAGGCCGAAGGCGCGTTGTCCTTGAATGGCAGCGGGACACCCCAGCGGCGGCAGCGCGCGCCATCCGTGCCCGGATATGGAAGCGCGCAGTCAGCGCACCCGCGCGGATCAAAGGCCGCGTCATAAAGCCCGTCGCGCTTCATTTCATCGACCCCAGCATCAGGTCGAACAGCGTCCAGTAAAGGGCGAAGAACATGGCGCCCAGCAATGCCGCCGCGATCTTGTCACGCCTGCTCATTTCGATTCCTCCCTGAAAAAATCCCCGTCAATTGCGAAAGGCTTTCCGTGGTGCTGCGCTGCGCTTTCCATGCGGCCGATCGATATCCGGCGCGCTTTCTCCATCGCTTGCACTTCTCCGCGTCGGTGAATGGTTTCGGCCTTTTCGCATTCGCGCCCGGCGTGACCGAGTAGATCGGCGCGGCCGGGCCTGAAGTCGTTGACCGGACATATCGCGCCACCCTGATCAATTCCGCTTCGACCATGCGGCGAAGATATCCGCCGCCGGTCAAGGTTTCATATGAGCAGTGCGCCGCCTCTGCGATTTCGCGCGCATCAAGATCGCCCTCGCGGTCCAGCGCTGCCAATATCCTGCGCATCACTGGCGTCATATCGACCACCCCATGCGGCGCAGCATTTCCTCCGATTCCTCGCCCGCGACCTTATCTTGCTGCGCGCGTTCCATCACCGACCAGACCGACATATAGGCCGAAATCCTTTCGGGATCGCGCGGCGCGACCGCGTTCTTGAAATTGTCGTAATCCATTTCATCGATCATCCGCGCGACGATCTTCGTGAATTCCCGGCGGCGAATGAATGCCCGGAATCGATAGTCGGCAAAGGGCGTTTCACGCACCAGAATTGCCGGGCCGAAAATCTGCTCGATGTCGCCAGCGAAGCGCGCCCGAACAAGGAGGCGGTCTGAATTGCCGCGATCCACCACGACTGAGATGAAACCTGTTTTTGAAAAAAGCCACATCGATCATTTCCCCTTTTTCTTTTGCTTTTGATCAAGCGATCCGAATGCAAGGCCGAGCGATTCCTCGATCCTGCGCGCTACGTTTTCCCCGAAGGGCCGGCCGACAAGCTGCGATACCCGCGACTGAGAAACCTTCAGGAGCGCAGCGGTCGCTACGATGCCGCCATGATCGGCAGCGATCCTGCGAAGGTTTTCCCGGCGGATTTCATAAAGCCCGCGCATGTAATCCGAAGCGGCGATTTTGGTCATGCTTCCGCCTCCATTTCCTGCGGCAGCAAATCAGCCGCGCGAGTCAGCGAAAGATCGGCAAGCGTCCGAATGTTGCCCACCGCATCTTCGCCGGCATGCTTCACCGATAGCGCCATGAACAGAATCGAAAGCATGGTCGAAAGCGATGTCCATTCAAGGTAGGAATCGTTGCGCTGCGCTTCGCCCCATCTGCGATAAATCAGGTCTTCGATTTTCTGAGAAACCGGGTTCTTTTCCATTTCAATGCTCCCTTAAAAAATTGTGAAGATCACCAGCAAGGCGATCAGGATCGCCGCAATTGCCAGCGGCCAAACCGGCCCGCGCCGTCCCTCCAAAAAGGTGAAGTCATCGCGCAGTGGTTCCATATACGGCGCGCCGAATGCCTCTCTGAAGGATCGCGGGAATTTGAAATCATGCCGGATCATTTTCGCCCTCCTTTTCCGATTCAATTATGTCGTTCCATATCGCCATCACCCCAGCGAGAAAGAACATGCCGAGAAGAAATGAATTCAAGTCAATCACCTTTCGCCCTCCACTTTGCCTTGCAACCCGCGTTGCATTCCCAATTCCGAACCGGCCCGCAATCGCACCCCAGCGGATAAGCTGAAATCGATTCATGCCCGGATCGATCGAGCGAAAGAACCCCGACCGTCACCCGATGCATGCCGGGATTCGCTGCCATGAAATCCTGCGCAATCAGGCGCAGGCGATCAAGTTCGCTTTGCTGGCTCATTTTCATGCCTCCTTATATCGCGATGATTCCTGATAGGTTTTCAAGTGCTGCTCAAGGCTTGTGAATTGCCACTTGGCATCCCCAACGGCCCAGCGCGGCGGGTAATGATCAATCAAGGCCTCGAAGCTTGATGTCTGGATGTCGCAAGTCCTGCCGATCATCCACCCGGTCCCGGTTTGGCTGGGCTGATTGGTCTTGTAATTCCCGGAGAAGGTGATCGCGCCGAGATCGATCCCGAAGCTGATCACCCGGCTTCCGGCCGCGTTGGTGAAAAATCCGTAGGTGCCGCGCTCGGCGACGAATGCCCGGAAGCCTGCCGCTTTGATCATCGCGACAAGATCGCTGATCATTTCTTTTTCCCGTTCAATGCTGCTCATGCCTTTTCCCCTTTCGCTTTTCTGATCGCTGCGCGCGCCTTTTCGCTGATCGCCTCAAGATCATCGCCGTCGCATCCTTCGTCGCGGCTGACAATCGAGTCGATCCATTGCAGCGCGCCAAGCAATTCAGGCGCCGCCGCGATCAGAGCCGCATTCGCGTTTTCGTTGCTGGCGCAGCGGAGGTCGGCGATCCAATCGCGGCCGTCATCCGCCCCAGCCGCGGGGTAGATGATTCCGTCGATCGCCTCCCAAGGGCCGGGCGTGGCTTCAGGCTTATTCAGCATCTTCGGCCTCCACTTCGTTTTCATAGCAGTCGTCATCGGATTCCTCGCCGGTATTGATCAGGACATGCCCGAAGGAAATCACCCCGGCGTCATCGGATTCGCATTCAAAATCGGCGTCCATCCGGACGATGTTTCCCCAGCGGTTCCAGCCTGCGTTCGCCGGATTCTTCGTGTCGATATCTTCGAGAAGGATGCACCCCAGCGATCCAGAATCAACCGGGTATGTCCGATTGCCGTTGTCCGGATATTCGCCGTCGCCATATGCGGTATTGAAGATTGCGAAGCGGCGCCCGTCCATCAGGGTGAATTCACCTTCAGCGCATCCGCCGCCGGGGTTCTGATCATCGATGATCAGCGCGCAAACTTCGTCCCATTCAGCGTGCATGACATAGCAAAGGTCGCCGATCCAGTAGGTTCCCGATTTCATCATTTCGATTCTCCCTTTATGCTGCAGCTTCGAACGCTGCCATTTCAACGTCGCGGAAATAGCCGTAGGGCAGGCCGCGCTTGTAGCAGAAATAATCCGGGTCATATTGAAAGTCCGGATCGGCCGCGATGATCTGAATCGCTGCGGCTTTCTTGTCGAATTCGCCGCCTTGCTTCGCCGCCCATTCCGCCTCGAATTCCTTCACCGCGGATTCCTCGGCTGCGATCTGGCGCGCTTCTGATTCGCGCATTTCCTTGATTGCGGAATCCCACATTTTTTGCTTTTGCGCCGGGCTTGCCGCGTCCCATTCTGCGTAGCCGGCCGATCCCGGGCGGAAGCCGTAGGCGTCCTTGTGAAGATCGCTCCAAAGTTCGTCGCTGAAGGTGAATTCTTGATTTTCCATTTCGTATCCCCTGATCCGTTTCATGCGAAAGCGCATGAGCAAACTATATGCATCCGGGTGGTAGTTGCAAGAGAAAAACCTAATATTTTTGGAGATTTTTCTAATGCCCGGATAGCGCCGATTTATCCGGCGCCTCCGGTCATTTCACCATTGCGACCCGGGCGACATTCGCCGTCAATTCATCCCGATAGAATTCGAGCGATTCAATGCCTTTGATCATAGTGTCGAATGCATAGCGGTTTTTTCCGTCCTCGATCCAAATCCTTTTTGCCCGCGGCTGCACCGCATAGACGCTCAGGATCGCGCCCGGCTGGATCGCGTGGTTCAGGCGCTTTGCCCGCCCGCGCTTCCCTTGCTGCACCCATATCACCGCCGGCAGCGGCGATGCCACAAGGGCAAGCATTCCGCACTTCGCTTTCTTCACTGCAGCTTCGGCCGCTTCGCGCTTTGCCCGTTCGGCATCCTTGCGAAGATCGATGATCTTCGCTTTCGCGGCTTCGATCAGCGCGCGGAGATCGGCCTCGTTGTTCGGGAGATTCATGGCTTCTCCTTTCCTTCGATCTTGCGGATTGCTGCGCGCGCTTTGGATTGCCATAAAAGGAACTCGACCCCGGTAAGGACCAAGCATTCCTCGCGCTCGTCTCCCATCGCGTCGCGCAAAAGCTGAAGCAATTCGGGCGCAGCGGCGATCAGTGCCAAGTTCTGCGCGGCCTCATGTCCAAGCCCGGGCGCCTCGCTGAATTCGCCGATGTGCTTGCGATTACCAAGGTCCTGAACAAGCGTCTTTCCGCGGAAAGCCCAAGGGCCGGGGGTGTGGGTGATCTTCATTCTGATGCTCCAATCAAAGGTTGAAAGCCCGCGCGATTGCCTGCACGGCCATGATCGCGGGAATTGCACAAAGGGCGATGATCAGCAGTTCCATTTCATTCCTCCGTGATGATGAATCCGGCCTCGCTATCGAAGCCCGGGAAAGCTTCAGGATCGGCGGCGGCTTCCGCGGCAAGCATGCCGATCGCCTCGTCGCGATCTGCAGCGGCCCAAAAGCCCCAATCGGTCCCGTCTTTTTCGGTGATCTGAAAAACCTTCATTTCGATTCCCCTGATGCGTTGCTGATGAGGCGAGATTAGAAAAAGATCATGGTGGTTGCAATAAGAAAAATCTAATATTCCATGAGATTTTTCTAATGCATTGAACTGAAAGGTCAAATAATTCGCGGGCTGGTTAGTTTTTGCGGGTTATTGGCTGATGGCGCGCCGGATACATTCGGCAGCATCCAATCAACCCGGAATCACGATGAAGCCTTTTGAAATCTTCCGCGCAGGCAAGCAAACGAGCAGCGCTGGCAAGACGATCGAGTTCGGCGAGGATGAACTTCAGGCCGCGGCCGCGGCATATGATCCGGCGATCCATGAGGCGCCGATCGTTGTCGGGCACCCGAAGGAAAACGGCCCGGCTTACGGCTGGGTCAAGGCGATTTCATTCGCTGACGGCAAGATGGTCGCCGATCCGATCCAAGTCGATGAAGCGTTCGCCGAAATGGTCGCCGCCGGCCGCTTCAAAAAGCGCAGCGCAAGCTTCTACACCCCTGACAGCCCGCACAACCCCAAGCCGGGCGTGTTCTATCTTCGCCACGTTGGCTTTTTGGGCGCCCAGCCGCCCGCAGTCAAAGGGCTGAAGGATGTCGCTTTCGCCGATGCTGACGAAGGCGTGGTCGAATTCGCCGATGCGGCTCTGCTTTCCGGCCTGTTCCGCCGCATGCGTGAATTTTTCATCAGCAAATTCTCGATTGATGACGCGAATTCGGTTCTCCCGGATTGGCTGATCAGCGAGTTGGAGGCAGAGGCGCGGGCCGATGTCGAAAAAACCGCGGCGCCGATGCCCGCTTTCACCGAAGGAGATTTGAATATGGATTTCAAAGAGCAGTACGAAGCCGAAAAGGCCCGGGCCGACAAGGCTGAAGCCGACCTGAAGGCGCAAGCCGAGAATTTTTCCGAGCGCGAGAAGGCGATCGCCGAACGCGAGACTGCAATCGCCCGCGGCGAAGTTGAATCGCAAGTCGATGCGCTGGTGAAAGCCGGCAAGGTGCTGCCGGCGCAGAAAGCCGCCACCGTCGATTTCGCAATGTCCCTGAATTCGGTTGACCTGACTCTGGATTTCAAAGAGGGCGAGGAAACGAAGAAAGTCAGCCAGCGGGACGCATACCTGAAGCAAATCGCCGCCGGCCCGAAGCTTGTTGAATATTCGGAATTGGCGCCCGCTGATGGTGGCGTGCCTGCGCCGATCCCGACCGTCGCCGCATCGAACAAAACACTGCTCGATCAGGTCGCCGGCAAGGCAGGCAAAAAAGCGAAAGCCTAATTCATCCCCAACCCGATTTTAGGAGAACCCAAAAATGGCAACTTTCAACGAACCCATGCGCCCGTATGAGGTGCTTTATTCCGAAGCGAATGGAAGCCTGTCCCGTGAAGGCATCACCGTCGCTTCCGGTCAAGGCATCCTCGAAGCCGGAACCGTTGTCGCGAAAATCACCGCGACCGGCAAATATGTCGCCTATGACAACGCCGGTTCGGACGGTTCCGAAACCGCGGCCGGCGTCCTGCTGCAAAGCGTTGACGCCACCAGCGCTGATGCCGGTGTCGTCGCCGCCGTTCGACTCTGCGAGGTTCGCCTCGATGCAATGCAATGGGCCGCTGGCTTGCTGCAGGCTGACATCGATGCGGCGCTGGTCGATCTGGCAACCAAATTCATCGTCGCCCGCTAATCGCGGCATCACTTAACGAAAGGATTTTAGAAAATGGATATCTACCGCGATTATTTCACCCGCGAAAGCTTGGTCGCCTCTGTTGCTCAGGCGCCCTACGTTCCGGGTCAACTGGCTGCGATGGGGATTTTTGAAACCCGCGGCCTGACTTCGACCACGATGGCGGCTGAAGAACTCGGCCTGAACAACGTCGGCCCGTCTGCCGCCATTCCCCGCGGCGCTCCTGCCAAGGCGATGACGCTGGACAAGCGCAAGGCGCATACCTTCGTCACTTCGACCTTCGCCGAATCCCTGCCGGTCTATGCCGATGAAGTTCTGAACGTGCGCGCTGCCGGCACCAGCGGCGCGATCGAAGTCATCCAGACCCGCCGCAACGAAGCGATCGCCAAGCTGCGCGCATGGGCTGATGCGCAACATGAATACCTGCGCATGGCGACCCTCCTGTCGCCGAACAACGCTTTCGGCTCGAAGCCCGCAGACGGTTCGCTGGCTCTCGCGACCGACGCGACCAAGACCCGCGCGGAAATCTTCACCAAGGTCATCAAGCCGATCGAAGCCGCGCTGAAGGGCGTTCCGTTCTCCGGCGTGACTGTTCAATGCTCCGACGAGTTTTGGGTTGACCTGATCGAGAACAAATCGATCAAGGACACCTACCTTGGCTATCAAGCGGCCGCTGAACTGCGTGGCGATCCGCGCGACTCGTTCATGTTCGGTGGCGTGACTTGGGAACGCTATCGCGGCAGCGACAGCACCAAGATCACCACCAACAAAGCGGTCGCTGTGCCGACCGGCGTAGCGGGCCTGTTCCTGCAGGGCTTCGCTCCCGATGACACGATCGACAGCGTCGGCGCCGGCGCAATGGGCGCGCCCTATTACCCGCGCTCCGAAGCGATGAAAGGCGGCAAGGGCTGGGAATTGACCATGCAAACGCACCCGGTCATGGTCTGCACCCGTCCCGCTGCAATCGTCACGCTGGCGAAGGCTTAAAGACTCCTCCTGACCGTGCATAACGGTTTTGGCCGGGCCTAACCCGCCCGGCCTTTTTACAAGAGCATCGCAATGGCATACGCGACCGAAGCAAACATGATCGAACGATTCGGGCAGACGGAAGTCCTCGAATTGACCGATCGCGACAAGGATTCCGAAGTCGATTCGGCGGTCCTTGACGGCGCGCTGTCCGATGCCGATGCGCTGATCGATGGATATCTCGCGGCGCGCTATACGCTGCCGCTTGCTTCCGTCCCTTCATTGCTCATCGGCCCGGCCTGTGACATTGCGCGGTTCAAGCTTTGGGATGACCGCGCGCCCGACGAAGTGCGCAAGCGCTACGACGACGCGCTGGCATTGCTGAAGCTGATCAGCAACGGCACGGTCGTCCTTCCGCCTGATGCGCAAGGCGAAAAGCCCGCGGCATCTGCATCGATGGACTTCTATTGCCAGACCCGCGTGTTTACCGAAGAAACCCTCGCCGACTTCTGATATGGCATCCGCTTTCTCGATCCTTGTCAGCGATGCCGGCCTGCAGCGCAAGCTTGCGAAGCTTTCGCAGACCGCGACCAACAAAGTGCTTTACCAGCGGGTCGGCGCTGCGATTCTGACGCAGGTTCAGCTTGGCTTCCGCAATGCTTCCGATCCTTGGGGGTTTGCATGGGCGAAGCCGAAGCTGCGCGACGGGCAACCGCTTTCGGATACCGGGCGCCTGCGGAGATCCATTCGGGCCGTCGCCGATGATGAAGGCGTCACCGTTGGCACGAATCTGATTTATGCGCCGATCCACCAGTTCGGCGGAACGATCGTCCCGAAAAAGGCGAAATTTCTGCGCTTCCCGAATCCGGCCGGCGGGTTCTTTTTCAAAAAATCAGTGTTCATCCCTGCGCGCCCATACCTGCCGATTGATCCGGCATCTGGTGAGACTCAGCTTCCGCCGAAATGGCGCGCCGCGGTCGTCGGGCGGATTCGCGCCCACTTCCTCGAAGCAATGAAGGACGCAGGCTGATGTTCGCGCAACTTGAAAACGCAATCGTCGAAAGGCTTCGTCAAAGGCTGGATGAATCGATCACCGTCACCAGCCTTGCCGAATTGGCGCGCGTCCCTGAAATGCGCCAAAAGGCGCCCGCTGTTTTCGTCGTCTACGGCGGATATGCCGAAGGCGATTCAAAGGTCAACGTCCCGCATATCCAGCAAATCACGCAGTCATGGGACATCGTATGCGTGGCGAAGAATGCGGCCGGTGGTGGCGATCCTACGGCCGCCAAGTCCGATGTCAGCGCCATCGCTTCCGAAGTTCTTTCCGCATTGCTGGGCTTCAGCGTTTCGGGCGGAATTCGGCTGCGCTTGAGCGATGCGCCCGGGCCTGAATATGATGGCGGATTTGCTTACCTGCCGATTGGTTTCTCATGCCGGTCAACCTTCAAAGGCGATCCGGAATAACACCCCACCCCAACTCAAAGGAGATTCAAAATGGCTGACTATTCTTACATCGGTTCCGGCAAGGCTTATTTGCGCGAAGTCGGTTCCGCTGCCGGCTTGATTGAAGTCGGCAACTGCTCGGCGCTGAATTTTGCGGTGACCGAAGAATCGAAGGAACTGAAGGATTACACCCAGCCCGGCGGCGGCACTTATAACGAAGTCAAGCGGATCAGCGCGGTCGAAATGTCGATGACCATGCATGACCTCAGCCCGACGAACCTTGCGCGCGCGCTTTATGGATCGACCAGCACTGTCACTTCGGCAGCGGTCGTCGATGAAGTCCACACCGCATATGACGACACCTTCATCCCGTTCGATTTCATTCCCGCTGCGACCCCGGCGCCTGTCGTCAAGGATGCCGCGACCGGCCTGATCACCTATGTCGCCGGCACTGATTACGAAGTTCGCCCGGGCGGCATCTTCGTTCTCGGCACTGGCTCGATCGTCAGCGCTGCCGATCTTGAGATCAGCTACACCAAGGCTGCGTCCGATGTCGTTGAAGCGCTGACGTCAAGCGGCAAGGAATACGAACTTGTCTTCGATGGCCTGAATGAAGCGCGCAGCGGCAAAAAGACCATGATCACCGCGCATCGCGTGAAGATCGGCGCAGCGCAAAACCTGTCGATGATCGGCGAGGATTACGCAGCGCTCGAAGTCACCGGAAAACTGCTGAAGGATTCCACGAAAAACGGCACCACCATCAGCCAATACTTCAAGGTCGCGATCGAGCAGTAACTCAACCCGGCGCGGCTTTCGGTTATGGCAAAAATCAGGGACTATTCAGTCTCGATCAACTCAACCGCCGCCGCGTCAATTGCGGTGGAAATGCCCGAGCATGTCTCGGGCGATCTGCTGCTGTTCTGGTTTAACAAGGACACGGCATCCGGCGGGCCGTCAACGCCGTCAGGGTGGAGTGTTCCGACTGCGTTCGGCAGCAACCCGCTGAACTCGGCAGGCTCGGGCAACTACCTGTTCGCCAAGCGGGCAACAAGCAATTCTGAAGCGCTTGGGTCGGTCGCTTACACCAGCGAAACCGCAATCTGTATCGTCATCGCGATCAGCGGGTGCTTTGGATCGACTGTCGATGATGCGATCACCAATCTCGTGAAAGCCGGCGCCGATGATTCGACGCTTCCGCTAGGTAATGGCGCGTCGATCAATCCGACATACGCCAATTCGCTCATCCTTAACCTGTTCGGCTCTGACGGCGGACTCGGCCCATTCTGCCTTCCGGGATGGATTCATCTTTTCGGAGGCGACGCCGGCGCCAACTCGCTCGCAGTCAGCTACACGCATCAGGAATCCGCTTCGTCTATCAGTCACCCCGGATATTGGGCTGGCACGGCCGACGATTCACGGAACGTCATGCTGGCGATTCGCGACGACGGCAACCTGACTGACGTTGAGGCATACGTCGATCAATCCACTGTCGGCGCCACGCTTGTCTCTCCGCTTCTCGGCGCTAGCGGCGTAACGGAGCTTGGGACGTGGAAACCAGCGACCCCTTTGACGCTTGCGACTATCGGATCGAAGTCAACCGTTTTTGATTCCATAGGTAGCACGGCGGACTCTGGCTGGAACCCGTTCAATGCCGCTGCGTCATTTACTCCGGCGGTATCAGTAGCGAACCTAGCGGGTAGTGAACTTGCAATGACGACCGCTGCCGCGCGTTCGCGGCTGTTCGGTTTGTGGGCTTTCACACTTCCGCGAGATTATATCGACACCGGAAAAACGGCGACCGGCGGGCTGGTATTCGTCGCTGCTGACGCCGAAAACGACTATAAGGCGTGGACGATTGGCGCACAACTCGACAAGACGACGAAACCGCTCGGGTATAACCCATATTCCATCCAGATCGATCAGTCGATCAATACGCAATACGCTTCATCCGGAACGCTTGGAAACATAGCAAGGTATCTGTGGCTTGTTGCCGGCATATACGGCGCGCCGGCGTGGCGCGCGACGATGCTTTGGGAACTCAGCGCAACCCGGGTATATGGCGGGTCGCCGACGACCCCGATGAACTTCGATCAGCTTGCCAACGCTGTGAACAATGGAACCGGCACGCTTCCATTGTTCGATCAATCCGGCGCGGCTGCGACGATCTGGACCGATATCCGCATCGGCGGATCGCGGTCAACGCACTGCCTGATCGACGGAAAAGTTTTCCAGTGGCCGCGCGCCGCTGATGGGGTTGATTACCTGAACTTCCACGTTGATCCAGATACGATCGGCATCGACTTTCACGGATCGAATGGCGACACGCTTCATTTCCCGAACTGTGTCTTTACTTCGGATTCGTCTTTCCTTTGGGGGTTTGCCTCAAGCCATGATCCGGGGGCTTCGCTTGATTTCAGTGGCACCCGTGTTGCTGGCGCGAAGGTGACGCTTCGCGATACCGTCGAACTTGAAGGCATCACGTTTCTCGGCTGCACCCGCTTGATCCAGAATGGCGCCACGCTGACCGGGATCGCGGTCGTCGATACGAAGCTTGAAAGCGCCACGCTGGCCGATATGGCGCTGGTCACTGATTCAGCTTTCACTTCCAGCGGCACCGGGCATGCTATCGAAGTTTCAGGCACCGCGGACACGATCACGCTGGTCGGGAATACGTTCGATGGCTATGCGCCAACCAACGGAAGCACTGGCAACGAAGCAATCTTCGTCAACATTGCCAGCGGCACCGTGACCCTGAACATTTCAGGCGGCGATACGCCAAGCATCAGAACTTCCGGCGCGACTGTGGTGGTGAATAACTCGGTCACGATAACGATCGCGGCGAACGCTTCGCTGGTCGGCGCTGAAGTGCGCATCTATGACATGGACGGCGCAGGCGGAACCGACTACGGCACTGAATTGGCCGGCGCTGAATCCCACGACGCGGCGACGTTCGTTTATTCTGGCGCGGTTGGAAACACGATCTTGATCCAGATAATGAAGCCCGGCTACGTCGAATTCACCCAACAAACCACCATGCCAGCGGCAAGCGCAACGCTGGATGTTTCGCTCACCCAAGACTTGAACGCTTAACCGGAGAAAATCATGGCATTGATCGACCATACCAACTATTCGACTTCGCTGAAGGAATCGACAAACCCGCGCGGATCGACACCGAACGGGAACGTCTATTTTGACGTTGCTGCGAATGAGATCCAGCTTATCGGCGTTGATGAATTGGCGACCGTGGACTTTGGCGGCGGGCCGGTTGCGAACCCGCTGAACAATTTCGACGGCATCACGCTGCGCGCCCTATACAACTTTGAGAACAGTCGCCGCCGCGCGAACGAAACCCTGCGGAAGTATGAGCGCGGGACGAAGGGCGATTATCGATTCGCTGGCGCATTCTCGTTCGTCAATGGCGTCAAGCTTGACGGCACTGATCGCGCGAAGATTCGCGGGTCCGGATGGATCGAATATGCGAACACTGCGGACGGCGCGACCGATATCGACCGCATTTATCATGGGGTGGTTTCGCTGGTCGATATTCAGGCCACCACCGTCCCGTATTACGCACTTGTCACCGCCGACGATGAGGCGACGCTTCAGGCTGCGACTTGGAGCAACTTCGTCAGGCAAGGCGACATCAATGAATCCGTGCAGGTTTTCGGCGACACGGCGAACGGCGACTCGGGCGCTGGGGATTTCGATTACACCACCCGCAAGCTTTTTGTGCGCGTCCGGTCTTGGCAGTACAACCCCGGCGAAACCACTTCGGTCGCAACCGGCATTTCTGAATTCTCCGGATTCTCTGCCGGATATGGTGTCGGCGAAACAGGAAACCCGGCGAATGCCTACCCGATTGCCGATGTCTATGGCGGGTCGGCAGTTTCCCCGTTCACCGGGATGACGCTTGAAAAGCTTGCGGTTGCGCAGACTGAAACCGGATTTAATGAAGCTGATGGCGACTTCACTTGGGTCTTGCATAACACGCTGGGCGGGACTGCGCAGCAATGCGCGGCTTACCTTGACGCGCTGACGCTCCAAGACGCTGACATCGACGCCGGCACTGGAACCTATAACGGGAAAAAGGGGCGCGTCTGGTATTCGCGAAACGCAAGCGGCAAGATCGTGACCGCTTCGATCGGCGGCGACGGCCTGTTCATCGAAGGGCTTTCGACTGCAGAAAAGCAAAACGTGATCCTGACGGACGATGCGGGGGCGACGAAAACCTACCCGTATTTCCCTGAAGTCCAGATCGCGGTCGGAGCCGCCGCGCTTGCTGACGCGAATGCTTGGTATCACGCCTTTTATGCCGATGGTTCTGGCGCGCAGGATTTCGACAGTGCCGGCGCGGTGACGGTGAACGATTCAAGCGGAACCCCGGTAAAAGGGAACGTCGTTGCTGATGCGGTCGCCGGGAAAATCAGCTTCGCTTATGCCTACGACACGAACACGCAGGCTGGGCTTTCCGCTGGGGTCGATAAGGACATCGTGGTGATTGTTGAAGGCGATGGCGGGGCAGCGCAGGCGATCACATATGCGACGATCACCCGGTCGCCAGTGGTCGCGATCACTTGCGCGCCGCCCGCAGACAATAACGCCTAATCATGACAACGGTGGCGAGCGTCGATTATGTGAATCGGCGCATCTACCTTTCGGCTGCAACGGTCGGGGTCCCGCTGGACATGCTCGATGTCTATCGCGACGTTCGCGCGCTTCGTCGCGCGACTGAAGCGCATCAGCAATTCAGGCCGATGATCGTTGCCGGCGGCAATATCGGAAAGACCGCGACGACCTTCACCGCGCCATATGTTCAACTGCTCTACGGTTGCAGGATCGTTCCGTTCGACGTTGCCCATTCGCTTCTAGTCATTCGCGACACCTTTTCCGATGATGGGCAAGCCGGGGTCGGATGCTTCGATCGCTCGACCGTCAGCGCTGAAGTCGATATCGATTTTTCGGTGGACAAGGTTGAAGTCAGGACGGTCAATATCTCGGGCGGTGGCGGAACCCCGCCAACAGAGCAGGAAATCGCGGCCGCTGTATGGGCGCATGCATCGGCCCAGCAAATAGCGGTCCGGCTGGCTGAAGTGTGGGGGCGGCTTGGGCTTGATCCTGCGAAGCCGTTATTTAACGGGCAAACTCAAATCACGTTTGGCGATATCGTTCTGGCTCTTGCTGAATCCGGCGTGAATGTCACGGTGACGCGCCAATGATCAGCCCGCGCGCAATAGCGACGCTCGGCTTGGGCTTTCTCCCGGCGCTCCTTGCGCGGCTTGGACTTTGGCGGGCTGAACAGCCGGCGCAACAGCCGCAAATTCAGACCCGGATCAGCTTAGTCAGCGCGCGGTCATTGTTGATTGAAGTGCCCGAGATTGAGACAATTGGCGCGATCGCTTCGCGTGATTTTTTTGCCCACGGGGCAGCGCTCGAACAACCTGCATTGCGCGCGAGGAAAGTTTCGGGACAGCCAGATGCGCGCGCCACAGTGGCCGTGGTGGCGCGTAAGCTGATCGCCGAGGCAACGGCAAGGGGCGCAGGAAAATCGCGCGCAAGAAAGAAAATTGACGGATCAGGCGGGCGCGATGCATCCGGCCTGAATTCCAAGCGCACCACCAGCAAGGAGCGAACCCTTGATTAAGTTCAGCCCGAAAGACGAAGCCGAGGAAATCTATTACGGGGCGGATTTCGCCGCCGTCCTTTCCCCGGGCGAAACCATCGTTTCAGCTTCGGCGACAATCCGGGTTCTCGAAGGAACCGACCCGACCCCGGGCGCGATGATCGTTGCGACCACAGTTTTCAGCGGATCAAAGGCCGAGCAATTTGTTGTCGGCGGGGTCCCGGGCACGCGCTATAAATTGGCGATCCATATCGTCACCAGCCGCGGGCAGAAATTCATTGACGGCGGGCCGCTGTCAATCAACCAGCGCGATTAGAAAGGAATCACAGTGCAGCAAGGCGATCACCATCCGGACCCGGCAATCGAGCGCAGGGACCTTGAATCACGAAGATTCCGGCTTGATGCAACGATCAATATCACCCACATCATCACCACGGTCATGCTGATCTTCGCGCTTTTCAAGTGGGGCGCCGGCATCGAGGCGATGCTGATGCGGCATGATGTGACGATCGACACGTTGAAGGATCGCCAGATGCAAATCGCAAACGATACGCAGGCGCAACTTCTGGAAATCAATCGAAAGATCGACCGCTTGATCGAGCGCAGCATGGTCAAGCACGGTCAATGATGCTGCAGCAAATCGAAGGGGTTGGCGATGAATGATCCGGCGTGGCTAATCGAAGCGCGCAGGCATATCGGAACGCGCGAAATCCCCGGCGGAAAGCATGAACCGAAAATCCTCGCATGGTGGAAAGCAATCAAGCGGGGCGGAATCAAGACGGACGAAGTTCCGTGGTGCGCCGCATTCGTCGGCGGATGCCTTGAGGCGGTCGGGATTGTTTCGAGCCGCTTTGAAAGCGCACGGTCCTATCTGCAATGGGGTATCCCGATCACCCTTCCGGCGCGCGGATGCATCGTGGTTTTCTCGCGCAAAGGCGGCGGGCATGTTGGCTTTCTCGAAGGCGTCGATTCAAGCGGCCGGCTTATGATCCTTGGCGGCAATCAAGGCGATGCCGTCAGCGTGGCGCCATTCGATCGCACCCGGGTTGTCGGCTATCGCTGGCCCGCTGCAGTCCCGGTTCGCCCGGGCAATATCGCGGTCATCGAGTCCAGCGAAAAATCTTCGGAGAATGAAGCATGAAAACAGTTCTTGTCCTTGCCGTCCTGATCCTGATCGCTGGCTGCAGTTCTGCGGTCCCGTCGATGCGCTATTGCGACAAGGTTGAATATATTCGCGAAGGCACGAAAGTGAAGATCGATGCCACTTGCCAGATTCCGGCGGGTGGCGCTTTGCCGGGCGCCGGCTTTTAACCAAGGAGAAACGGAATGGGAATTTTTGCAAACCCGGCAGGATATCGCACCCTAATTTTTGGCTTGACCTATGTCATCGGCGGTCTGGCGACGATGCTTGGCGTCACGATCGATCCTGAAACGCTGAAGGAATTCGGCGACAGCCTGAATGCGGTCATCGGCGGCGGCATGACTGCGACCGGCGTTGGAATCGTCATCTTTCGCGCCATCACGAAATCTCCGATCCTGAAAAAGCCTGAATGATTTCGTATTTCACCGACCCGGGGCTGGATGAGGCGATCCTGACTTTCCAGCACCGGAGGCAGGCTGGGGAAGCGGTTCGCTTTTATCTTGCCGAAGGCGACAGTTGGTTTTCGATCGGCGGGGCGACTTCGAACCTGCTGATGGCGCTGGACGATCCTGATTCATTGATCGTCAGTTGCGCGTATCCGGGCGACACGCTGCGCAATATGTCGCAGATGGGCAACGAACCATTCCTGATGCTTTTGACGCCTTGGTACGGCGCAATTTGGGACGGCGTTCTGCTTTCCGCTGGCGGGAACGATGTCCTCGGGAATATCAGCCGCCTAGTTAATCGCGACGGCCTGATCCTGAATCGGGTTGTCAGCTTGCTTGATGACATCGAGGCTGGATATCTGCGCTTGACCAGATCGGTCGCGATCGAGCAGCGATGCCCGGTCTATGCCCACACCTACGACTATCCCGTCAGCGATCCGCACGGCGGATTCTGGCGCCTTGGTCCTTGGGTCGGCGACAAGCTTTTGGCGGCTGGGATCGATGTCGATCGGCATGACGAAATCATTTCCGACTTGATCGATTTGATGGCGTCGCGCCTTTACCGAATCCCGGGCCTGAAGGTTCAGGAAACGCGCGGCATCCTGCAGCGTCATCGCTGGGGCATGATCGGCGGTCAAAAGCACTGGCGGAATGAAATCCACCCGTCGAAATCCGGCTACGATCTTCTCGCGGAAAAATGGGAAATATGAAACGAATCACGATCTTTTTCGCCAGCTTCGCTTTGCTGGCTGGCGGGGCGCTGGTTTCAGCTTCAGGACCGGCGTATCCGGCCGACCCTGCGATGAACGAAGTCCGGATATGCGGAACCCCGGAGCGCGACGAAACGGGGCGCATAAAGCGCCGATCTGATGTCCTTCTGGCTTTCCGCGACCTGTATCCATGCCCGGCGACCGGAAAGACCCGCGGGGCATGCCCGGGATGGAATATTGACCACGTTATCCCGCTTGCCTGTTCCGGATGCGACAGCGTTCCGAATCTTCAGTGGCTTCCGGTCGAAATCAAGCGATGCGCTGGCGCATTTTGCAAGGATCGGTGGGAACGTAAAATTTACTGCACCAAGCAATAGGCGCGAAAGGGCTTTTCATGGCAGACGAAGCCGATCGCGCGCAGGCGCAAACGGAGGCATTCGAGGAACAGGCAGTAGCAAGGTGCATCGGATACGAAATCCCGGCCGGCAAGGCTGGGGATTGTGACCTTTGCGGGGAATGGTCCGGCCGGCTGATCAAAGGGATTTGTGCGCCATGCCGGGATCGATTGTTAAAACAGGGGGTGAAGATCGAATGAGCACTGAAATCAAGCAAGACGAATTCTCAGCAATCGCGCCAATCGGCGCGACTGTTAATTTTTGCGGGCAGGAAATTGAAATCACCCCGCTTAAAGTTGGGCAACTGCCAAAGTTCGCGCGGGCGATTCGCGGCATCGATCTAGGCAAGCTTACTGCCGTCGAAACTGGCGAAATTGGCGTCCTGATGGATTTGGTAGCCGATCACGGCGAACAGATAATCGATGCGACATCGATCGCGACCGGCCTGAGCGTCGGCGCAATTGAAAAGGCCGATGTCGATGAACTGATCGTCCTTGCGCTGACGGTGATCAGGATCAATGCGGATTTTTTCGCCCGGCGCCTGACCCCGGCAATGCGAACGGCAGCGGGGCAGGCGGCGACCCTTGGGGATGGGCAGACAGCATAAATGCGCTAGTCGTCGCCGGGCACCCGTTCGGCGACATCATGGGATACACAATCCACCAAGTCGCTGAATTCCTTTCGGCGAATGAACGCGCGCGCCGGGAGCAAAGGATTGGCGACACAATCATGCTGCGGATGGCGCAGGGCGACGCAAAACCGTTCAAGGCATATCTCGGCAGGCTAAGAAAAGGCGAATGACGCATGGCGACCCCTGACGTATCGATTCGGATCAGCGCTGAACTTCGCGAGTTCAAATCCGCGCTCAATCAAATCCGCGGCGACATGGCCGGGCTTGCGAATCAGGCGCGGGTGTCGTCTGGCACCGCGAATAAAGGCATCGCTCAGATTGCCGGGACCACCCGCGCTGCCGCGTCTGCCGTCAAAGGGCTGATCGCCGGTTTCGCCGCGTTCCAAGGGATTCAGCTTTTTGCCGGCTTGATCAAGCAAGGGATCGAGTTCAACAAGACGCTCGAAACCGCAGAACTTGGAATCGCATCGCTGATCGCGGCGCAGGGCGAACTTGTTGACGCGCAGGGGAAATCGGTTAAGGGGCAGGAGGCGCTTACCGTTGCGATCGGCCTGTCGAAAGACCAGATGCAAAAGCTTCGGATCGCCGGCCTTGAGACTGCGGCGACCACGACCCAGCTTGTCGAAGCATTCCAGCAAGCGGTCGGCCCGGGCCTGACTGCCGGCCTGAATCTTGACGAAATCCGCGGGATCACGATTCAGATTGTCCAAGCGGCCGGCGCGCTTGGCGTCCCGATGAATCAAATCGCGCAGGAAGTTCGAACGATCATCGACGGGACGATCGATATCAATGCGCGAGTCGCGAAATCGCTCGGGATCACCAATGAACAGGTCAAGACTTGGAAAGCGCAAGGCACCCTAGTCGAAGAACTGAATACCCGGCTTGAGGCTTTCACCCTTGCCGGAAAAGCCGCGGCGGATACCTTCGAGGTGATCGCAAGCAATACCGCGGAAGCGTTCGAATCGATTTCCGGGCAAGTCACGAAAGGATTTTTCGACAGCATCAAGACCGCGCTGAAGGATGCGACCTCCGGAATCTTCGACACCGCGACGCTTGGGATCAGCGCGACATTCAGCGATATCGCAGACCTGATCGAATACGTCATCACGCTGATCGGCGACGGGCTGGCTGGCGCGATCAGCGGCGTCGTTGCGCTTGCTGCCGACTTCTCCGAATACATCAAGGAAAACCGCGAGGACGTTTACGAACTGGTCGATTCGGTCAAATTCCTTGTCGAGCAGTTCGGGCTTTTGCTTGGATCGGTTATCGGGATCGGCGGCGAAATCGCTGATGTCGGCACCAAGACATCGGCATTCTCGAAAATCCTTCAGACCGTCGCCGTCTTGCTTGCCGGCGTTCGCGATGGATTCCGCGTGATCACTGCAGCGGTCTTGTATTTGGGCGGATCGCTGGTCAAATTCCTTCTCGCGCCGCTTGAGGGCTTCATTCGCATCCTCGGGAAAGCGGCCGGCCTGATGGACGATGACCTTGGCGCGAAGGTCGAAGGATGGGCTGACAGCCTGAACAAATTCAGGAATCTAGGGCAGCAAGCGGCCCGGGACATCATCAAGCCCGTCGCGGATGGAACCGGCGCAGTCGCGACGGCAATCAAGCAAATCGGCGACCTGCAGAATGCCGCGGCTCGGGCGGCGAAGGAACAGAAAGCCGCGGGCGGTTCGGCTGCAGCGGGCGGGGCAATCACCGGGTCCAAGACTGCCGGGCAGGATGCCGCAAAGTTCAGGCTTCCGGAAATCAAAAAGGCTGCGGAGGATTCCTTCAGGCTGATCGCTGACGGCCTGCAGCGCGAATCCGCGGCCTACGATCAAGCGCTTGAGGATCGGCGAATCTCGATCGCCGAATGGTACGCGGAGAAATCGCTTCTCGCGGAGCAGGATTTCGACAACAGCCGCGCGCAGCTTCAGCGGGAGCGCGACGCGCAGGCTGCGCACCTTGCCGAACTTGCCGCGCTGGCGTCGCGAACCACCGACTCTGATGATCGCGCCAAGACCGAAAAGGAGATCCAGCAAACCAAGGAATCGGTCGCGAAGATCGATGCCGACCTGATCATCCTTGAGCGCGATCGCGCCTCCCAGCTTGCCAAGCTTGCCGGCGATGCCGCGGCGAAGGAGCGCGAATATCAGCGGGCGATCGGCGACACCCGAACCGCTTTGCTTCGTGCGCAGGGGCAGGAACTCGAAGCGCGCCTGTCCGAAATCAAGCGGGCATATGACGAGGCCCGGAATCAATTCGCGAATGACCCGAATGCGCTGGACATCGTTGACAAGCTTTTCAACACCGAAAGGGCGCGGGCGAAGTTCGATGATCTTCAGCGGCAGTTCGACGAGATCATCGCCCGGTCCCGCGCGCGCGCCGATGAACTGAACAACCTTGTCCAAGTCGGCGGATTAAGCGGCGATACCGCGCAGGCGCAGTCAAGCGCAGACCGGCAGCGCACGGTCGCTGAATTGCAATCAGTGACGGCCGCGATGAATGATCTTGCGGTTGCGACGAACAATCCGGCGATCGTTCAAGGAGCGCAAGCCGCCGGCCTTGCGCTTCAGTCGATGGCGATCGAAAGCGCAACCGGATGGGAAGCGGCAGCGATCACGCTGCGGTCATCGCTGCAGAACATGAGCGACGATCTTGCTGGATTCGTCACCAATACTGCCGTGCAAAGCTTCGCCGGCATGTTCGAGGATTTGGTAAGCGGGTCGAAATCGGCGAAGGATGCCATGCTCGATATGGTGCGCGGATTCGCCGCAAGCTTGGCGCGAATGGCAGCGCAAGCGCTTGCAACGTGGGCGATCCTGCAGGTCATCCCCGAGCCGTATCGAAGCGCGATCGGCGGGCTTTTGAAAGTCACCGCATCAGTGAATCATGGCGGCGGGATCGTTGGAGCATCGGGCGGTCGCCGGCAAGTGTCGCCGCTGATCTTCGCCGCCGCGCCGCGCTACCATGAGGGCGGCATCGCTGGGCTTCAGCCAAACGAAGTGCCTGCAATCCTGCAGAAAGGCGAGGAAGTGCTGGCGAAGAATGACCCGCGCAACGTCCAGAACGGCGGCGCAGCGGCGGCAGGGGGCGGCGGAACGCGGATCATCAACGTGATCGATCCGTCGCTGGTGTCGGATTATTTGACGACAAGCGCTGGCGAAAAGACGATCCTGAATATTCTTCAGCGGAATTCAGGCGCAGTTCGACAAACGCTTGCATAAAGGGGAATCAATTGGCCTACAAAATCGGAACAATCACCAACGCGAACGGGCAGACGGCTTACAAAAATCTGCTCTATCTGATCCGCCTTTTATGCGGCGGATTTGGCGACATCGGGACGGTCGGCGGAAGCCGGGTCGGAACCGGGGCGCTCAACAACTTCGAGGCGTCGCCGCTTTCCGTCACTGAAACTTGGACGCTGACTTGCACTGCCGCTGCGGTCGATGGCGGCACCTTCAGCGTGACCGGATCGGTATCAGGCGCGCAGGCAAGCGCTACCGTTGGAACCCCTTATTCAAATACCTTCGTCAGCTTCACGATCAGCGATGGCGCGACCGACTTTCAGGTCGGCGATTCCTTCACCGTTCCGGTCACGCAGGGGCAACTCGCTGCCGATGGTGCTGAATGGGAAATCATGCGCTACACCACCGGGAGCGGCGATCACGAATTGATAATGAAGGCGCCCGGCCTTTCCGGAACCGAGGAAATCTTCATCGGCCTCAAGACCTACGAAAGCATCCCGGGCGATTATTACAACTACAAAATCGGAACCTTTTCCGGATACGTCGCGCAGAATCCTTTTGAGACTCAGCCGAACGCGAAAATCCAAGGATGCCCGGCGCACAATAATGCGATCACCTATTTCATCAGCGTGAACGGACAGCGGATTGCGGCTTGCCTGAAGGTCGGAACCCCGGTCTATGAGCATTTCTACGCAGGGAAAATTCTCCCCTATGCGAAGCCGGGCGAATATCCATATCCGATGCTTAATGCCGCCATGCTGCGCACTGCTGCAGCGACCCGATTCAGCGACACAAACCAGCAATTCCCGTACCACGGATACCGGGTTAATGAATCCTACAACGCATTGATGCTGCGCGATCCCGGGGCTGTTTATCAATATTGCTGGGCGCATCCATTCAGCTTTCGCGGCGCATCAAATTCTTCGTGGATTTTGCACGGATCGCCGTCCCAATCGGTCATGGTGCCGGCCGGAACCGATTATCAGTTGGAACCGATAATTCTCGGATCGATGTCCATTCTTTCGCTTTGGGGTGAGATCGACGGAATTTATGCCATTTCAGGATTCAACAACGGAGTCGAAAACGTCTTGCAAATCGGCGGATCATCGACCATCGATCAAACCGGAATGACGGTTCTTGAGGCGGTCGAAGCGATCCTCGGAGTCGGCGGGCGCGCATTCGTTGTCCTGCAGAATTTGAACCGAACGACTTGGCGCGATTACATCGCGATGGAGATGAACTGATGGCGCATGTTTCTGGAACCGCGAACAGCTTCGCAGACCTTAAAACTTCTTTTGAGAATGCCTGCGTAGCGAATGGCTGGACCCTTGCTGATGGCATTCTCTACAAGGGGAATGTCCACATAAAATTCACCGCCGCGACCGGGTATCTGCGGATGGATTGCGGCACCGGGAAAAGCGGGGCATCGCTTACCGGCGGGCATACCTACGGAGTGATGATGCACAATCCGACTTTTAACCCGATCACCTTTCCGGTCAATTATGAGGCGCATATCTTCGCCGATCCGGATGAAGTTTATTTGATGATGAATTACAACACCGAATATTATCAGCATCTAAATTTCGGCCAATCCGATGTCCCGGGAATCACCGGAAGCGGCATCTGGTTTACTGGTCACGCGCGGCATGACATGGGCTACACGTCATCCGGCGGGGCATTAATCTACATTGGTGCGGCAGACACCTATTTGGGAACCGCATGTTATAACGGAAGCGATGTCGGGCTTTTTGTAAATGGAAACGCTGGGTCATTTCAATCAAGCTTTTTGCATTGCACGCTTGATGGGGTGACGTCATGGCGAACGCAGCAAACCAATTCGACGCCGACCGCTGGAATGCTTGCTCCGCTGAACTGGGCTGCGTCACTGCTTTATTCAATTCCGAATGATTTCAATGGCGGAAACCTTTTAGTTCCAGTGCGCGCGATCGCCTGCAGGAATAACAACGGCCTTACCATCGCCGCGCAAATGAAGAACGCGCGCCTCCTGCGCCTCGACAACCTGAATTCTGGCGACATCATCACTTTCGGAACCGATGAATGGAAGGTCTATCCGTGGCATCGGCGCAACGCTACGCAGCGCGACGGCGTGAATTGGTCAAATGGCGCAACCCACTCCGGGACATTCGGTTTCGCGTTTAGATACACCGGGGTTTAATCATGGCTGGCATTGTCGGGATCGATTTGTCTTCGATTGAATACGGGTCAACTCCTGCGCTTATTTCCGCGGACCTGAATTCTTATGCGCCTGTCGAGTTTTTGCCATCGGGGTACTTGATCAAAGACAACGATTATTTGCCTGCTGGTGGGTATTCTGACTATCGAATTTCAGCGTCGAATAATTGGGGGATCGCTGGAAACAAGCGAGAATCTTTCCTCGATGATTACTATTTCAGGATTCACGTCACCCCGTCTTTCATCGATGCCGGCAACCTTGTCAGCCAGCAGGAAGTCGAGGTCACGGTCTGGAATGCTTTCCTTACGCCTGAAACGCTGAATCAGCTTTCAGCGACCGGCGCTGAAGGGATCAGCGTAGTTCAGCCGGCGACCCCGCCGATGACCTACACCCCGCTGATCGAGCACACCTATATTTTCCAGATTGGAACGGACGGCCCATCGACTATCGATGCGCAATTCCTTTTCGATTTCGTGTCCGATGATTATCCGGTCCAGATCGTCGGAAGCCGGGTGACGCCTTGGTTATGGCGCCCTGATTGGTCTGCGCCGATGATCGAGCGCCTCGATTGGCTGACTAATCTTTTGCCCGCCTATGATGGGACGGAACAGCGAGTCAGGCTCAGGGAATTTCCGCGGCGCACGCTTGAATTCGCCTTTTCTGCAACCGGCAAAATGCGCAGGCTTTTCGATTCCGCGGTTTACGATTGGGGAGCGCGGCAATGGGCTGTCCCGTTTTGGCCTGATGGGCTTCCGCTTTCTGCGCCGATTTCGATCGGAGCGACCAGCGTCGCAGTTGACACCACAACGCGCGATTATCACGTTGGCGGCTTGCTGATGCTGCTGTCCGATTCTGGCGATGCATACGAAGTCGCCGAGATTTCCGCGGTCGCTGCCGGGACCGTATCGCTTGCGCGGCCGCTGGGGCTTCAATGGCCCGCAGCGACGACTATGGTCTATCCTGCGCGCGTCGCATCGCTTCCGGATTCGCATGGCTTCAGCAGGTTCACCCACGATGCGGTTTTCGGGGTCGCGCGAATGCAGTTCGAAGATTCAAGCGATTGGGCTGAAGCGATTCCGACCGACACCTATCGCGGGCACCCGGTTTTGACCGGGCGCCCGAACTGGATCGAAGATATCAGTCATGAATTCGCGCGGATGATGCGCGAGGTCGATTTCGCGACCGGCGTTCGACTGCGCTTCGATCAGACCGGAAACCCGGAGATCATTCAGAACCACCGATGGTTTCTCGATGGGCGCGAAGCGATTTCAGAATTCCGGTCATGGGCCTATTCGCGCGCCGGAAAATTCGCTGGGATATGGGTGCCGACTTGGGCTGATGACCTGATCGTGACGCAGATCATCGGATCAGCGGTCGCGGCGATCACCGTCGAAAATATCGGATACGCAAGCCGGATCGGCGCGGGGATTCATCGCAATGACATCAGGATCATTTTGAAGACCGGGGAGGTTTTCTATCGCAGGATCGTCAGCGCTGCCGAAGATAGCGTGACCGAGGAAACGCTTACGCTTGATTCGCCGCTTGGGATCACCGTCAATCCGGGCGACGTTTCAGAGATTAACTACATGGCGTTCATGCGGCTGGATAGCGACGGGGTTGAGCTTTCGTGGTTCAGCGGCGAATTCGCTGAATGCGCGCACAACATGAGGGCGATCAAGCATGACGTATAACGCAAAGGAGATCGGGCTTCAGACCGGCAATCCGGTCGAACTCTACGAGTTTCAATCTGGCGTCGATTACTACCGATACACTTCGGCCGATGCCGATTTGTCAGAACCGGAGGGCGTCTATTCTGCCATCCCGATCACCAGAACTGCAGTCGAAGCCACCGCAGAAAAAGCGCGATCAGGCATCAAGGTTTCGGTCCCTGCGGGCGCAGGCATCGCTTCGCTTTTCAATCCAATGCCGCCGAACAATGTCGTTGTTTTGACGATCTATCGCCGGCATCGGGATGATGTCGATGACGAGTCGATCGTCGTATGGAAGGGGCGCGTTTTGAACGTCGCGTGGAACGGGCAGATAGCCGATCTAAGCTGCGAAAGCCTTTATACATCGATCAAGCGGCCGGGCCTGCGGCGGCTCTATCAGCGGCAGTGCCCGCACGTTCTATATTCGCCGCAATGCGGGGTCCAGAAAACCGTGCATTCATTCAGCGCAACTGTCAACGAAGTCACCGGAACGGTCATCGGCCTTTCGACCCTTTCGGTCGGCGACGGATATTTGGGCGGCGGCTATCTTGAATGGGATCGCGGCGGCGGCATCACCGAGCGCCGCGCGATTCAATCGAACGTGGGCGTCGATGTCACGATAAATTTTCCGATCATCGGAATGCCGGTCGGCGCGCTGGTCCGGATTTGGCCCGGGTGCGACCATACGCTTTCGACCTGCAATTCTAAATTTTCGAACGCAGACAACTTCGGCGGCTTTCCACATATCCCGCAGAAAAACCCGTTCGCCGGAACCCCGATCTATTGAAAGGCATGCAAAGTGGACCCATTCACCGCGATCCTTGTTCTTGTTGCATCCGCGCTCCTGAGCATCGCGCTGGCGCCTAAGCCTCCCGCGCCTAAGCCTGCAGCGCTTGACGATTTCGACGCGCCTGTCGCGCAAGAGGGGCGCCCGATTCCTGTCGTTTTCGGAACGGTGACGATCACCGGATCGAACGTCCTTTGGTATGGGGATTTGCGCACGACCCCGATCAAATCGGATGGCGGCAAAAAATGACGATCGTTTATCACCGGCACCTTGGCGCGCTGGGATATTGCAACCGCGGATCGCGGCAGTTTTTCAAGCGGCATAATTTAAGCTGGGCTGATTTCCTCGCGAACGGAATTCCGGCCGATGATCTTTTAGCAACGAACGACGCAATGGCAGAGAACGTCGTTCGCGTCGCCGAATCGGAGCAAGCGCAAGATGGGCAGTAAGAAAAAAGTCACGGTCGGCTATCGGTATTACATGGGCCTGCATTTCGGCCTATGCCACGGGCCTGTCGATCAGGTCCAGCGAATCGATGTCGGCGAGCGCGAAGCTTGGTCCGGAAGCGTCACCGCGAATTCCACCATCGCGATCAGCAAGCCCGATTTGTTTGGCGGCGACAAGAAAGAGGGCGGCATCGTCGGCGGAATGGACATCCTGATGGGCGGCGCATCGCAGGCTGCGAACGCATATCTTTCGTCCAAGCTTGGGACCCCGATTTCCGCTTTCCGCGGAATCTTGAGCGCGGTTTGGAAGCAAGGACAGGTCAGCGCAAATAACCCCTACGTCAAGCCTTGGGCATTCAAGGTGAAGCGCATCCTTCAGGGGTGGTCCAGCGGCAGCGCATGGTATTCGGCAAAGGCCGAAATCTCTGGCGATATGAATCCCGCGCATATCATCTACCAGTGCTTGACCGACGCATCGTGGGGAATGGGATACCCGACAGGATCGCTTGATCACACGGTTTTCCAGAATGTCGCCGACGCGCTTTATGCCGAGGGCTTCGGTCTTTCGATCATCTGGAATCAGCAGTCATCGATCGAGGATTTTATTCGCGTCGTGCTGGATCATATCGGCGGGGTCCTATACGTCACCGCCGACACAGGGAAATTCGCGATCAAGCTGATTCGCGGCGATTACGTCAAAGCAAACCTGCCGCTTTATGACCCGGGCAACTTGCTTTCCGCTGATGATTATCAGCGGCAAGGATGGGGCGAAACGGTCAACGAAATCACGGTCATCTATCGCAGCATGACGACCAACAAGGATGTCGCGGTCACGGTTCAAGATTTGGCGAATATCACCACTCAAGGCACCGTCATCAATCAGACTAAGCAATATCCCGGGATCAGCAACGATGCGCTTGCGAAGCGAGTCGCGCAGCGCGATCTAAACAATTCGTCAACGCCGCTGTCGCGCATCAGGTTGAAAGCAAATCGCGAGGCATGGGCGGAGATCCCCGGAAACGTCATCCGCCTTTCATGGCCCGATTACGGGATCGATGATGTCGTCTTTCGCATCCTCGAAGTGAATCGCGGGACGCTGCAGGATGGAACGATCACGATCGATTGCGCGGAGGACATTTTCGCCTTTCCAACGAACAGCTACATCGTTGATCAGCCGCCGCAATGGACGAACCCGACGACCGCGCCTGCGCCTGCGCCTTATCGGATGCTGATCGAAACGCCTTATTGGGATTTGGCGACCGGGCTTTCGCCGGCTGACTTCGATTACATCGATCCGCTTTCCGCGTATCTTGAAACGCTTGCTGCGCGGCCTAGCGGCGATGCGCTTGACTATGAATTGTGGACCGCATTGGGCTTAAACGTTTTCTATAAAACGGACGGTGATTTTTGCCCGCATGCGACGCTTGCTGCAGCGCTGGCGCCCGCGGTCACATCGACGATTTCGCTTGCTGATGGCGTGGACCTTGATCTTGTCGTCGCTGGCGGATACGCGATCATCGGCGACATGGAATACGTCAAAGTCAATTCGATCAACCTGATTGCGGGAACGGTGACGGTTGATCGCGGGGTTCTGGATACGGTCCCGCAGTCGCACAGCATCGGCGCGCGCATCTGGTTTGCCGATGGATATCAGGCGATCGACGAAACCGAATACGCCTACAATAATCAGGTCTTTGCAAAAATTTTGCCATCGACCGGACAAGGCACTTTGCTTCCCGCTGCCGCGCCGACCGACGCCAAGATTTTCTCGCGCAGGCACAATCGGCCATACCCGCCCGGCGGCGTGTATATCAACAGCGCCCAATATCCGCAAAGCATTTCGGGGAACGGTGCTTATGTCACTTGGGTCCATCGCGATCGGACCCAGCAGACCGCGGAACTTATAAAACAGGACGTTGGCAGCATCGGCCCGGAACCCGGGACGACCTACAACATTAGATTCTATGATGGCGTATCAAATACGCTGCGCGAATCCGCGACCGGGCTGACCGGCCTCAATTATTCGCATTCCCTTGTCTCGACCGCGCTGTTGCTTCATTTCGACGGCACCAACGGAAGCACTTCGTTCGTCGATGAGGCTGGCAATTCATTTACAGCTTATGGGAATGCCCAATTAAGCACCGCGGATTTCCAGTTCGGAACCGCTTCCGGCCTTTTTGACGGGACCGGAGACTACATCGAATGCCCAGCGGATCATTCATTCAATGTCGGCACCGGAAATTTCACAATCGAATTCTGGATAAACACGACCCTTGATGCGACCGGCGAGACCGTATTCAGAAGGATCATCGCGCCTCGGTCTTCAACTAATGGAGTTGGCGGTTTGCAAATCTGGCAATCAGGCGGAACCGGCATCGATTTGAACGCGAACGCTATCAGCCTCGCGCATCCGCAAGGGGCCAGCGTTCTTGTTTCGACCGTCGATGCGATCAATGACGGGAACTGGCATCACGTCGCATTCAGCCGATCCGGGACGACGCTGCGCGCTTTCCTCGATGGCGCATTGAAGCAAAGCGTGACCGACAGCACTGCATTCACCCTGATGGGGACCGAAGGCATAAAAATCGGTGGGCGCGCCGACCTGAATGTCGATGCGTTTTTTAATGGGTCGCTGGATGAACTGCGGTTCATCAGGAGCGCGGTCTATACGTCAGCGTTCACGCCGCCCGCTGCGCCTTTCACCGTTGTCAATGATCGCCCGGATTCGATTCGTATCGAACTGGAATCGCAGCGCGACGGGGTCCTAAGCATGCAAAAGCACAACCTTACGATCCCGCTGATTTGATCACCATATGAAATCCGCGCGGCGATAAATCCGCGCGCGGTCCATCTTGATGAATGCATTCTCGCGGATCACCGATCCGCCGTTGCAATTGTCCTGCGTTCGCGTTTCCTTGACCCGATAATCCGCGACGATTTCGCCCGCAGCATTCGCGATGGTGATCACCAGCGTGACTTCATCGGGGATCAGATAGCAGACCCCGACGAACGGGACGCAAAGCGCGCGGGCGATCGCCGCGCCCCTTTCCATTTTGGAAAATGTCAGAATCCATTCGTTTCCAAAATTTCCGCGCAATTGCTGGAAAGACATTTCCCGCGCCTTTGCCTCGAATGCCGCGCTGATCGATCGCCCGTCGCGGCTCAGGAAAAACCCGTCGATATCGGCCGAAGTTTCCTGCGGGGTTTCAACGTATTGCCGGCCGACATAGGAAAGCCCGACGCGCGCATCTTCGACCGCTTTCCTTCCCCTTTCCGATAGAACATCAAGCCCCATCCTTCCCCTCCTTTCGTTTCCATGCCCGAACAATCCACGGATGCGCCGTCAGCGCCGCATTAAAGCCAACAGGCCCGCCGATTAGCACCGCGGCAAGCTGCGACAAGCTGGCGTCCGGAACGGCCCGCCACAGCGTTAATTGCGCAAGCCCGATCGCGATCGCGGTCATACTGCCAAGCCAGCGCGCCCGATGGATGACGTTCTGTTGCTGGAACACCAGCAGAAAGACCGTCGCGAATGCCGATGCGAAAAGGATCGCGTGGGTCATGACTCGCCCGCCAAAATGGACAGTTCGATTTGTGGGTGATCGATCCAGACCGGCGCGCTGTTGAATGCCTCGATCCTTTCCGCGATGATCGCCGCGCGCTGCCAATTCGTCGGCGGCATATACATGCCGAAGCGATTCGCCGCTGAACTGTTCACCGCGGCATTCGTGCTGTCAGCGCTTGCCAGCGGAAGTCGGCTGAATATCTCAGGATCAAGCATGCGAAGCCCGTGAAGCCTGCAGCGCGGCCGACCTTCGGCATCGCATATGACTGCCATCGCTTCGTTCATGCGGCGCCACCAGCCCGCGGTCCCGGGCGTCGCCCATTGTCCAGAACTGCCGATCGCGACCGTCCTGAAATCGATGCTCAGGCGCGCAAGTCGATCAAGCGATTCGTGAAGATGCCAGACGGGAACCCCGAAGCGGATCAGCCCGGAATCGGCCCACTGGTAGATCAGCGAATCATTCGCCCATTCGTCGCCGTCGATGACATCGGGGATCAATGCCCAATCGAAGCCCGGGTGCAGGCACCATTCGCGAACCCACGCGATATAGCCCGGGACATCGAGAGTCCCGCCTGATTTCCAGACCGTGAAAGCGCCATTGTCCAGAATGAAGGATTGACAGGCATCGGCAGCGGCGCCGATGTCCTCCTGCCGCGGGAATGGGATCAGGGCGTGGCGCCCGATCATAAAGCGCGCCACGTCCTGCCGCGGACCGCCCATCGGGGTGCCGTGGTAATGGATCATTTCGCCTCCCGCGCGCCGCCTGATCCTTCGGCCTTTTCCTTCAGCCATTGATCGACATCGCTGACGCGCCATGCCCAAAGCTTCCCCATCTTGAAAGGCGTCGGGATGCTTTCGCTTTTGGCGATGATCGCCAGCCGGATCGCGCGCTCGGTGCGGCCCAGCTTTCGAGCGATGTCGGCGACATATAGAACGTCAGCCCCGGGCATCTTTTGCGCCCTCGCCGTCCAGATCAAGTTCACCGTCGCTCGGAAAAAGCCCGATCTCGATCGAGTCCTGCAGGTATTCCGCGATCCTTGCGACTTCATTCCCGGTCGGCTTGAAACTGACGCCGAAAACAAGCTTGATTCCGCCACCATCGATCGGGGTCGCCTTGATCTTTTTCACCTTGCACCCGTAATGCGCGCTGCCGAGGATATCGAGTCGGTAATGCTCGATTTCGTGCAGGAATTCCAGCGGGCCGAGCATGATGTTTCGAACTGCGCCGCCGGGCAGAAAAAGAAAATCAGAAAGCCCGTCGCCGAGCATCTGCAGAACATCGGACGAAGTGATCGCCTCAAGCTTCAGATCGACCGCTAATTCCTTGCTGTCGTCCGGTCCTTCTTTCCGCGCGTTGATATGGGCGATTGTCGCCTCGCCGCTGAATTGAAATTTCATCTTGATTCCCCTTTAGAACGGAATATCGTCGTCCATATCGTCGAAGCCGCCGCCGCCCGCCGGCCTGCGCTCCGCTGGCGCGCTTCTGGATGGCGCAGCGCTGGCGCGGGATGCTGGCGCGCTGGCGCGGCCTGAATCTTCACCTTCGCGCTTTCCGCCGAGCATCTGCATGCGATCGCCGCGAATTTCCGTGGTGTATCGATCGTTGCCGTCCTTGTCCTGCCACTTGCGGGTGCGCAAGCTTCCCTCGACGTAGACCATCGCGCCTTTCTTCAGATATTGCCCGCAGATTTCAGCGGTCTTGCCGAAGAATGCGACGCGATGCCATTCGGTCGCCTCCTGCATTTCGCCCGCCTTGTCCTTGTATTTTTCCGATGTCGCCATCGACAGGTTCGCCACCGCGTCGCCGCTGGGCAAATAACGCATATCAGGATCATCGCCAAGCCTGCCGATCAGAATCACCTTGTTGACTGATGCCATTTCAATCGCCCTCCTTTACGAAAACCCCGTTCACCATCCGGCCGCGCCGGTCCTTGATTTCATTCCACGCGGCTTCCACGCAGTCTTCGTTGATATCGAATCCGTTCATCCCGGCCAGCGCATCCAGAATCAGGGCGGCGTTGCCGATCCCGTCCCTGATGTCGTCACGGCGCCCTTTCGCAATGCCGTGGGCGATCTTGCCGTTCTCCCTTGTGAGAATTGTCATCAGGGCGCGATCGTCAAATCTGGCGATCTTGATTCTCGCGGCCACGATGCAGTCCTCGATGTCCATCCCGTTCTGCGCGGCAAGGATCGTCAGAACGACCAGCGCATCACCTATCCCGTCCATGATTTCGTCGGGATTGTCAGTTTCGATGCCATCGGCAAGTTCACCGACTTCCTCGGCCAGCTTCACGAATTGCCTGAAACTGTCGCTCCCTTCGATCAAGTTTCGATCAGCGGCCCAGCCGCGAATTTTTGCGAATGCTTCCATCACTTCCCCTTTCCAGTTTCAGAAATTTCCCCTTCGACTTGATCCATTCGCGCGTCCGATTTCTGCAGAGCCGCAATGAATGAACGGACCGCGATTTGCGCGGCCTGCGCGCCGGCATAAAGCGCAGCGCAGACCGCGACAATCAAGAGCGCTTTTCGCATTCCCCTTCCCCTTTGATGCTCACCCGAAGATCGCTGAAGTCGCCCAGCTTGACGGGCTTGCCATCACGGGCCGACCTGAAAACTGATCCGCCGCCTTGATATGCGTGGTGCGTGACCGACTTCCCGTGATACTGAAGCGCGCGCCGGGCGCATTCCTGCGCGCCCTGATGCGGCTTGTATTTGCTGCGCCCGCCTTGGCGAAGCTTCCGCGCGTCATATCGTCCGCTGAAGATTCCTTTACCCTTGCCGCGCGACTGATATGGGCTGACGGTGCCAAGCGCAAGCCGCCGCGCATTCGCGTCGCCGATTTTCATAATCTCGCCGATCATCGCTGCGAGGGCGATCGCCCGGCCGAATGGTGTCCCTGTCTTCATCTTGCTTCCCTTTCTGCCGGCTTCCGCCGGCCGTTGATCATTCAGCCGCCATCTTCGCCCGCAGGCTCAGGTAAAGCTGTTTCAATTCGACGCGCTGGTCTTCGCTGGCGATGAATCGAATGTCATCCGCGAAAGCATCGATCGTATCGATGTCGCCCGCCTTGTTCAGCCGATCGGCAATCTGCGCGTAGGTGACTTCGCGCGCCGCTGGCGCTGGATTGCCGCCGGAATCGCCAAAATCGGCCGCTGGTGCGTCGTTCTTCTCTGGCGCGGCCGCTTGCCTTGCCCGCCCCTTGATCGCGGCCTTGACGGCATCCGTTCGCGATCCCTGTTCGGCCTGAACCGCATCGGGAGAAACTTCAAACCAATCGCCGACCGAACTCATTCCGTCGCGCAGCGATTGATAGATTTTCTTCAACTGGACCATCAATGCCGGGGTGATCGATTCAAGCCTGCGCTGAATCCGCTTCTCGATTTGATCGCGAGTCACCCCGAATGGCGCGAAAGCGTCGATCATTTTCTTGATCGATTCCGGGCTGGTGTCGGCATGCGTCGTCAGCGTGACTTCGCATTGCCGAACTGCCGCCTCGATTACGTCGCCGGGGATCACGCCGAGAATGCATGCGCGAAGCCGGCGCGCGCCCTGATTGGCGACCATTTCATAAATGTCGCGCGGGTCTTCCAGCTTATAGGAACCCTTTTTCGTATAGCGCGAATGGGGAACCTGAAAGACCTTCACTTGCCGGGTGTTCGATTCCAAGTCCCAAGCGAAAGCCTCGACCGTGCTTTCTCCGTTGCGCTGTTCCAGTTCGCGAATGCCGAACTGAAGATTTCCCCAAGTCTGCGCAAGCGCTTCAGCCAGCCGGATGCTCGGGCCGGTCACATCGGCGCCGCCGCGGCCGTAGGAATAAAGCGCGCCCTCCGCAAGCGTGGGTCGCGCGCATGCCTGCAGGATGCGATCGGTCGCCGCCACCGGATCGCGCGGGAATTTCTTCGCGATCACCATCATTGCCTGAACCTCCTGCGCCTCCCGGGCCGACGCAGCATCGACCGTCGCGGCCGATTGCTTTGCCGCGCTAAAGGGGTTTTGTTGCTGGATTTCCTGTCCCATCTTGATTTCTCCTTTTATCCAATTTTCAGGCGCAGAACCCGCGCGCCCGCTTTCGTGGTGCTGTTTTCCCCAATCAGCGAAGCCATTTCCTCGGGGGTCTTGGAGGTTAGCGCTTCCCGGGCGATCTTTTCCCAATCGGTCAAAACGCTGTCCCGATTTGCTTTCCAGCTTGCCAGCACGGTGCCATCGCAGACGATTTCCTCGGCGTCGCCAAAGACCGGCAGGATTTCGTCCAGAATTGCCTTTTCTTCGTCGGCGGCGGATTTCTTCACGCGGCGAACTTCATCAAGCCGGCCGATCGCTTCAGCCACTTCCACCCCGACGAAAACCTGTTTCGAGGCGATATGCTTCGGCCAAAGGCGGCGCGCTTCGTCGGCAGTTCGCGGATCGGGCGCGACCCCTTCGATTACATGCCGGCGCCACCATGCGCTTGCTTCCGCGATGATGTCGGCCTCAAGCGATAGATCGCGCTGAAGATGGTAGACCCGGAAATCGCTGTTGCCGAAAAGCACCGCGATGTCGGCATAGTTGCACCCGGTAAGCGCCATGTAAGCGGCGCACTGCATCAGATATGCCGGCGGGACAAGATCGGTCCCAGCTTCGCCCCAATCCGGGCTATTGCTGGCGAAAGCGCTTGCCGTTTTGCATTCGAGCAGGCGATTCGTCCTGATCTTGCCTTGATGACTTGCTACCTTTTCACCGGGCGGGACGACCAGCCGATCAACGTGCCCGATCAGCGGAGCATCGGGATGGCGCAGCATCGGGTTGTATTTCTGGACCTTCAGCCCGGTAAAGCCGGAATATTCATCGGCGACGAATTGTTCCGCCATCGTGCCGAAGCGCATCTGCAGGCTCGATTCGCTTTGCTCGACTTGCCCGGTCTTTTCAAGCCATACGTCCAGCGGCGATTTGAAAGGCGAAAGCCCGAAGATCGCGCCGATATCCGACCCGCCCAATCCCTCCAAGCGCTCCCGCAGAAATTCTTCTCTTGTTGCCATGATTTCCCCTTGAGAATGGGCGGCTTTCGCCGCCCCTGATTGATTAAGCCGCAAGCTTCTCGGCCAATTCCAGCCCGCGCGCCTTGATCTTCGCGCCAAGCCCGAACCATGCGGTATCAAGCCGGCGATCTTGCGTGCGTCCCTTGTGGTGATCGATGTATTCGGTCACCGCATTCAGCATGCCCCAAGCGCTGTCGTTGACTGCCTCCTGAAAGCCGCCGATTTGCGCGCCGCGGAAAAGGTCCATCACCGAGCGATATCCCTTGCTGGCGCGAAGCTTGTCCATGTTGAAGGATTCGTCCATCCGCGCAAAGGGCGAGAAAAGATCGAGCAGAAATTCATCGGCTTCGTCGGGCGTGATCTTGCGCTGCGCCATCGCGTTCGCGTTATCGATGAAGCGCTCCCAGCTTTCAACCTTCAGGCCGAGCGAGTCCTTCACTTCGCTGGGCTTGAAAATCGCCGAGTGGGGAATGCTGATGCGATGTTGCCCGGAATTCGACATCAAGCTTGCCTGCAGGGTGTTGTTGCAGACCACCCGCACCGTGGTGAATTGCGCGATCGTCGCCATCGATCCGTCATAACTGGTCGCCAGCATCAGGTAAGGCGCGACTTCATCATCCATCACCCGGGCGTTTTCGCCGAGGCGCGCCATTGCCCAAATTCTGCGCCCCTCGCGGATCGCGCCCAGCGTTTCCATTTTGGCGTGATTGCGTTCGACCAGCCCGCGGAAGAAAGCCAGAACATCGCTCGGCTGGACGATCCGATAATCCTTGCTGACGACCGAAAGCGGCGCATTCGTGTCGCTGCGATAAAGGACGTGCTTGTCGCTGAATTCGCGCAGGCTTCCGTTCTGATAAAGCACCGGGGTCCTGATCGCATCCCAATTCAAGCCGGCCTGTTCGCGCCATTCGTCGATCGATGCATCGGCGTCAACTTCCTGTCCAAGCCCGTGCCAAGGCTTCGCGCCAACGTATGCAATCGCCGGAATGCCTGTCGTCATATCAATTTCGTGTGCCATTTTTTGATCTCCTGATCGTGGGTTGATTTTCTGGCGCCGGGTCATTTCCTGCGCCATTGGGGTGAACAATAAAGAAAGAAAAAGAAAAGTGCAAGCGCAAAGCGAATCAAAAGTCGATCAAAAGATTTGATCCGCCGATGTGGGATTTTTATCGGCCGATGCTCTAGCTTTTCGCGCCGCGATAGCAAATAATCGAAGCCCGGAAAAACAATCGAAAGGAATCAGGATGACAGATGACGAAATTCGCGCGCGCGGCTGGTCGGTGCCGATCTATCGCGCCGTCGCGGCCGCTGGCGGGCCGATCGCGGTCGCGCATCACTTCAAGCTTGCCGCCATGACCACCCCGATGCGCTGGTATAAGACCGGCCGGATCGGATCGCAATACATCGTCCCGCTTTGCGCGCTGGGTGGGAATGCGGTGCAACCCGATGAAATCCTGCGCGCAGTCTCGGCAAATCCAACCCTCGCGGCATAGGTGGCGCCATGAACGAAATCGAAATCGAAAACAAGAACCCGGCGCCGATCGTTGTCGCGTTGCGGCAAATTGCCGATTTGGTCGAGTCCGGAAATTTTCAGTATCAATCCGGCGGGCTGATGGTCAATTTCGTCCAGCGGACGGAACCGATTCCAAACGGCCCGATCATGGATCAGGAAATCATCGGCCGCGAGGTGGTAATCACTTCCGATCTTGTGCTGGTGGAAAGCGCCATCCTGAAGACGCGGGTGGCGCCATGAATTTTTACCCCTTCCATATCGGCGACTATGCCAGCGCGACCCGGCATCTTTCATGGGACGAAGACATGGCATATCGCAGGCTGATCGATGCTTATTACACCCGCGAGGAATCGATTCCGCTGGACCGGCGCAAAGTCTATCGGCTGGTCATGGCCGGGACGCAGGCCCAGCGCGATGCGGTCGATGATGTCCTGCAGGAATTCTTCACCGAAACGCCGGCCGGCTGGGTCCATTCCAGATGCGAGGCGGAAATCAAAATCTATCACCAGAAATCCGAGAAGGCGGCGCAAAGCGCGCGCGCAAGATGGGATCGAACAGCGGAGCGATCGCGAAGCGATGGCAGTTCGGGCGCATTTTCAGGCGGAAGCGATCGCACTGAATCTGGATGCGATCGCATAGACGAAGGATGCGAACGCACCGAATCGGCATGCGAAGGCAATGCTACCAAGACCAAGACCAAGACCAAGACCAATATATCTAAACCTAAAGGTTTAGATTCTTCTCCCGCTGAAGCGGGGAAGCCAGCCAAAAAGGGCGCGCCATTGCCCAGCGATTTTGTCCCGAATGAAACCGGCGTCGCTTATGCGGAACAGCGCATGGTGCAAATCGAATCGGAATTGAAAGCCTTTGCCAACTGGCACACTGCGAAGGGAACGCTTTTCAAGGATTGGCAGGCCGCGTGGCGAACATGGTGCGACAAGGCGGTCGAGTTCGGCAGGGCAGGGAATGGACGGGCATCGCCGGGAACTAAATTCGATCCGGTCGCCTACGTGAATCAGAATCGGAAAGGGGGAAGGCATGACGAAGATGAGGAACGCACCATTGATGGAATCGCGCAGCGCGTGGCTTGAAATCCACCCGCGGCTTGGAATGTCCCTCATGGATCACTTGTGGAATCGGCTGGACGGGGCGTATCCGAATCGCTGGCGCGCTGCGTTTGCCAACCATCAGGCCGTCGAGAATTGGCGTGAAGCATGGGCGGAAGCATTCGCCGAGGATGGCATAAGGCCCGAGGAAATTCGGCCCGCCATAGCGGCGTGTCGTCGCGTGTACGATTGGCCTCCAAGCTTGGCGGAATTCCTGAAGGTCTGCAGACCGCAGGCCGACCCGCGGATCGAATGGGCGGAAGCGATCGAAAGCATGCGGGTGCGGCTACGCGGGATTGGCGGCGATGAATGGTCGCGCCCTCAAGTCTATTGGGCCGCGGTCGCGATCGGCTGGCATGACCTGAATTCGCAGTCATGGGAATCGATCAAGGCGCGGTGGATCAATGCGCTTGCGCATGCGCGAAGCGATCCGGTCCCGCCTTACATGGTCGCTTTGCCGGCGCCCGGGCAGCAATCCATCAGCGCGGAAGACGCGCGGAAGCGGATCGCGCATCTTGCCGAAATGCTGGCGTCGAAGATGACCGGGGAGGCGCCATGACCACGCAATGCCATTGCGAAAGCTGCAGCAAGGCGCCGGCCGAAACATGGACCGCAAAATTCCGGCTAGAATGCGAGGCGCGCCATCTTCTCGCGCAACCGCTTCGCGAAAGGCAGGAATACTTGAAAGCGCTTCAGGGTGAAAGGCGCAAAGCTTTGGAAGCCGAAATGATCAGACAGCACACGGAAGGGAGAAAGCCGCGTGGAGATTGAATTTTTTGTCCCGGGCCAGCCTATCGCAAAAGGCCGGCCGAAGTTTTCCACCCGCGGGGGATTCGCGAAAGCCTATACCCCAGCGAAAACAGTGAATTACGAAAATCTTGTCCGATATGCCGCCGCTGAAGCGATGCAAGGGCGCGTCCCGATTCCCGGCCCGGTCCACTTGTGGATTCACATCGGGCTTCAGATTCCGGCAAGTTGGTCGAAAAAGCGCCGCGGCCTCGCTGCAGACCAGATGATCGCGGCGACGAAAAAGCCAGATGCAGACAACGTGCTGAAGGCGGTCAAGGATGCGATCAATGGCGTGGTGTTCATCGATGACGCGCAAGTCGTGAGCATTGCGCTGATCAAGGAATATTCGGAAATCCCGGGCGTCAAGGTTCAGATCAGACCGCTTCCGATCGAGGCTGCGTGATGGCGGAATTCGATCGAATCGTCACCCTGCGCGATCTTGCGAATCAGGACCCGGCGGAAATGCTTTCCGGATATCGCGCCGGCCTGAATGGCGATCCGGAACCCGGAAGCGACAAAAGCCGGGGGTTCTGGCACGGCTGGCTGAATGGGATGGTCGATAGCGGAAGGCGCGAAAAGGATCAGGCGCAGGCAATCCTCGCGGCTCGATATTCAGAAGCGGCAAGGCTTCCGGTTCAGTGATTCGTTGGCGAATGGGGGTGAAATGCAGCAAATAATCGAAGAAATCTCAGAAGTCGTCGGAATCGGGGCGGCGTATGAAATCGCTTGCCGATGGGGAAACGGTGAACTCTATGTCCCGATCAAGGCGACGTTGACGCATCCGATATCGCTCACCATCGGCCTCGAAGCTGCGCGCAAGCTGTCGGCCGTGTTCGGCGGTGAAAGGCTTGAGATTCCGATCGAGCGCAACGTCCTGAAGGATCTCCGGAACGAAGAAATCAGAAAGGCCCGGGTCGAGCGCGGTGAAAGCTTGGGAAAGATCGCCCGGGACTTCGGGCTGAATCGGGCAACCATCGTGATGATCTTGCGCAAGGCCGGCGTGATCGAAACTGAATCCCGGGAGGATGTCGCTTGAGCAATAAATCCCGCACAGAAAAGGCGCCGGCCGCGGATAAACCCGGGCAATGGGCTGCGAATGCGATCGAGCACTGGTCCCTTGATCGGCTGATCCCCTACGCGCGGAACAGCAGGACGCATTCGGATGAACAGGTCGCGCAGATAGCGTCCAGCATCAAGGAATTCGGATTTACGAACCCGATCCTTGCCACCAGCGATGGCGATATCGTCGCCGGTCATGGCCGGCTTTCCGCTGCGATGCGGCTGAAGCTTCAGACCGTCCCGGTCATCATCATCGATCATCTTTCCCCGGCGCAGCGTCGCGCGCTGGTGATCGCCGACAATCGAATCGCGCTGAATTCCGGGTGGGACTTCGATATGCTTTCCGTCGAACTGGATGAACTGAATGACCAGCAGTTCGACCTTTCCATCCTTGGATTCAGCCCGACCGAACTTGCCGACCTGATCGGATCGCCGGCAACCCCGCTTGACGGTATGCCGAATTTGCCTGAAGGCGATCGGGAACCGTTTCAGCAGATGACGTTCACCCTTCACGATTCGCAGGCTGAAACGGTGAAGCGCGCCCTCGAAGTCGCCCGCGGCATGGGCGATTTCACTGGATCGGAAAACGAGAACGGGAACGGGAACGCTTTGGCCCGCGTCTGCGAAGTTTTCCTGCAGGGGAATTCCGATGACTGAAGCCCGGGCGAAGGACATCAGGGTCGCGCCGATTTCGTCGGCTGATGCCGCAGCGCTGGTCAAGCGGGTGCATTACAGTGGGAAGGTCGTCCAGAATTCGCAGCTTCACCTCGGCGTTTTCCTGAATGGAAAGCTTGAGGGCGCCATGCAGTTCGGGCCGTCGCTGGATAAGCGAAAGACGCAGGGCATGGTTGAGGGAACCGCTTGGAATGGATTTCTCGAACTGAACCGGATGGCATTCTCGGAAAAGCTTCCGCGGAACAGCGAAAGCCGGGCGATATCGATCGCGCTGAAGATGATCCGCAAGCATTACCCGCACATCGAGTGGATCATCAGCTTTGCGGATGGGACGCAATGCGGCGACGGGACGATCTATCGCGCAAGCGGATTCGTCTTGACCAGCATCAAGAAAAATACCTCGATCTGGCGCGCGCCCGATGGCAGCACGGCGACCGACCTTAGCCTGCGGCTCGGGCTGCAGGCGAAGAAATCGGCAACCATCAGCAAGACCACGGTGACGAAGGGCAAAGCGATCACTTCGACCGGCGCGTCATCGATGAAGGGCTTTCGCGAAGCCGGGTATGCGCCGATGCCCGGGTATCAACTGCGGTATATCTATTTCCTGAACCCGGCCGCGCGCGAAAGGCTGACGGTCCCGATCGTGCCTTTCGACAAGATTGACGCGATCGGGGCGGGAATGTATAAAGGGCAGCGCATTGATCGAGCATCAAGGCGCCCGAAGCAAGCGATGACCGGCCTCCCTCCGGAACAGCGGCGGTGTAACACCGACCCGGGCGCTCCATCCATTCAAGGGGAAGCCGAATAATGGCGCGAACCCCTTTCATTCCGAATGCAGAGCAAAGGCTTCAGGTCACCATCATGGCGGCATGCGGCTTTCAACATTCGCTTATCTGCGAACGGATCATCAACCACCAGACCGGCCGGCCGATCGATGGAAAGACGCTGCGAAAGGCTTTCCGCGAAGAACTCGACGATGGCATTTCGCAGGCGAACGCAATGGTCGCGCAATCGCTTTTCAAAAAGGCGATCGGGAACAGCCCGCAGTCGGTTTCCGCTGCAATCTGGTGGGAAAAGACCCGCGCAGGGAAGCGCGACATAACGCTGGTCGAGCAGACCGGCAAGGACGGCGGGCCGATGCAGCATGAAATCACCCAAGGCGTTCACGCTTTGACGGACGACGAACTTGAGCGTATCGCCCGCACAGGCGGCGCGTGAACTGATCCGCAGGAAACGGGCGCGCGACAGCCTGATCGCTTACACGAATGCGATCGATGTCCCGGGCAAGCCCGTTTCAGATTCCGACGATGAATGGATTTTTTCGCCAATCGAAACCGGGGTCGCTGCGCATCACTCGCTCATGCTTTCCGCGATCCAGCGCACCATGCTCAAACCGCATGGGCGCCTCATGCTGTTCATGCCACCCGGATCAGCGAAATCGACCTATGCCAGCGTGGTCGCGCCGACTTGGTATATGGGCCGGAAGGAAAACGCGCGCATCATCCTTGCCAGTTACGGGTCGGACCTTGCGCGCCGGCATGGGCGCCGCGCCCGGCAAGTCGTCCGGTCGCGCGGATACGGCGGCATATTCGGGACAGGCATCAGCCCGGCGACCAGCGCGGCGGACGAATGGGCGCTCGGGAATGGATCGGAATATCTCGCGGGCGGAATCCTTTCCGGCATCACCGGCAACCGCTGTCACGGGCTGATCATCGATGACCCCGTGAAGGGCCGCGAGGAAGCCGAGTCCGAAGTGATCCGGAAAAAGGTTCGCGAAGCCTATGACGATGACTTGCTGACGCGCCTGATCCCGGGCGGCTGGATCATCATCGTGATGACCCGATGGCACGAAGCCGATCTAGCTGGCAGCATCTTGCCGAAGCATTACGCAGGGGAAAGCGGGTCGATCCTTTGCCGCGACGGGAATGAATGGGAGGTAATTTGCTTGCCGGCCGAAGCGGAAAGGGAAGACGATCCGCTTGGCAGGCGCCCGGGTGAAATGCTTTGGTCCGAATGGTTCGATGAGAAGCATTGGGCGAACTTCCGCGGGAACGCTCGAACATGGGCAAGCCTGTTTCAGCAAAGGCCGCGGCCGGCCGAGGGCGTCATCTTCAAAGCGCAGTGGCTTCGCCGCTACGGCGTCATTCCAGCCGATGCAAAGCTTTGCGTCCATTCATGGGACACCGCATATAAGCCGAACAAAATCAACGATCCAAGCGTCGGCACTGTCTGGCAATATGGCGGGCAGAATCCCGGTTATTATTTGCGGGACGTTTTTCATGGGCGGATCGAATACCCTGTTTTGCGCCGAACTGTCATCAGCATGGCCGAGCGCGATCGGCCGATGGCGGTCTTGATCGAAGATAAAGCCAGCGGGCAATCGCTGATCCAAGACCTTCGCAGTTCGACATCGATCCCGGTCATTGCGATCGAACCGTGCGGCGATAAGCCGACGCGCGCGAATGAAGTCTCGGCAATGGTCGAGGCTGGGCTTTTGGTGTTGCCGGAATCTTCGCCGTGGCTTGTGGATTACGAATCTGAATTGCTGGGCTTTCCGCTGGCGCCGAATGATGACCGGGTGGACAGCACAACCCAATTCCTGCGGTGGGCGCGCGGCTGGAACGCAAGACTTGAAACGGCATCAACCGGCGGCAGGCTTGCGGCAGAGGACGCGGGATATCGGGTCGAAGGGCAAACCGAATATGGATACGGTTCTGTTCATTCGGGAAGCGGGTCTAATGGATATTGAAAGGGAAACATGAACGTCGAACAGCCGAAAGAACCCATCGAGCAGGAAATCGCAATCCCCGACAACGGGCTTTTCTACCTTGGCACAAGCGGCGATCCATATACCGACGCGCTGACGCCGACCGATTCCGTCCTGCAGTCCCGGGGTGATTCGACCCTTTCGATTTACAAGGAATTGCTGCGTGATGATCAGGTGCGATCGGTATTCCAACAGCGCAGGCTTCGCGTCTGCGGCGCCGAGGTCGAAATTGAACCGGGTGCCGACGATCCGCTTTCCGTTCAGGCTGCGGAAGTTTTCAAGCTTGAGGAAATGGCGAACCTTGCGTGGGATGACATCACCGACAAGATGCTTTTTTCGGTCTTCTACGGATGGGGCGTCGCCGAAATCTTGTGGCGGCAGGATGGAAGCCGGGTCCATTTCGACAAGATCGTCGCCCGCGATCGCGCCCGCTTCCGCTTCGGGCAATCAGGTGCGCTTTATCTGAATCGATCGACCGAAGGGCTGGTGACGATGCCAGACCGGAAGTTCTGGACGATCAGCACAGGATCGGATCATCACGACGAACCGTATGGATTGGGCCTCGCCCACTCGCTTTATTGGCCGGTCTTTTTCAAGCGCAACGACATCAAATTCTGGCTGGTCTTTCTGGAAAAATTCGGACAGCCAACCGCAGTCGCCAAGCTTCCGGCCGGCCAAATCGATGACCCGGCGCAGCGCGCGAAAGCGGTCCAGATGCTTCGCTCGATCGCCACCGATGCCGGCGTCGTCGTGCCTGAAAACATCACCGTCGAATTGCTTGAGGCTGCGCGATCCGGCGCCGCTGATTACGAAGGCATGAAGTCCGCGATGGACGCGGCGATCGCAAAGGTGATTCTCAGCCAGACGATGACCACGGATAGCGGGTCAAGCCGATCCCAAGCCGAAGTGCATGAAGGCGTCGCCGATGCCGTGGTCAAATCCGATGCCGACCTGATCACCGAGACTTTCCAGCGCGGGCCGCTGAAATGGTGGGTGGAATGGAATTTCCCCGGCGCCGCCGTTCCGCGCATCCGCCGCATGGTCGAGCCGCCCGAAGATATGACTTCGCGCGCGGAACGCGACAAGCTGATTTCCGAACTTGGATATGAACCGACCGAGGAATACATTCGCGAGGTCTACGGCGAAGGATGGCAGAAAAAGCAAGCCGCCGCGCCGCTGATGATCCCCGGCGGATTGCCGGGCGCGCCGCTGGACCAGCAGTTCGCGGAGGGCGAACTTGCCGCCATTGCTGCACTCAAGGCCGCGCGCCGCGGCGATCAGGAGGCAATCGTTCAGGCCGCATCCCATTTCGCCGAGCAATATCAGACCATCATGGGCGAACGGGTCGCCGCGCTTCTGAATGCCGCTGAAGATTCGGGCGACTTTGAAACCTTCCGCCGCAAGCTGAATGAAATCATGGCGGATGCGCCGGCCGCGGGAGCGACAACCAAGCTGACGAATTCCGGCGTCTTCTCGCGCCTCCTTGGTGCGATCCGCGCGCAGCGTTGACGGGGGTTTGGGCAAAATTGGACTTTGATGAACTTGATCGGCTGATCGCCGAAGGGCTGGACGCGACCGCTGACGCTGAATATGCCGAATCGGCCGTGAATGTTGCCGTTTCCGCGCCGCCCGGGCCGGCGACCCTGCTCGAATTCTTCGATGTCCCGACCGGCGATGCTTTCGACATCGCGCCCGACGATGCGATCGCGCTATTCAAGGCGAAAAAGCTGAAACCGACTTTCAGTTATGCGGATATGGTCGGCAAAGCGCATATGCAATCGTTCACCGTCGCGAAAATGATGGACATCGATATGCTCGGGCAGGTTCGCGCGTCGCTCGAATCAGCGATGGCGAACGGGACATCATTCGGCGAATGGTCTGATGGGCTGATCCCGATGCTGCAGGGCGCAGGATGGTGGGGCCGAAAGGAGGTCGTCGATCCCTTGACCGGGCAGACCATCGTCGCCGAACTTGGAAGCCCGCGCAGGCTTGAAACGATCTTTCGGACCAACATGCAATCGGCATATGCCGAGCAGAATTGGGAAATGATCGCCGACCAAAGCGATGTCGCGCCTTTCCTGATGTATGACGCGGTTGACGATCATCGGACCCGGCCTTGGCATAAGGAGCGCGACAACACGATCCTGCCGCAAGATCACCCGTGGTGGAACAAGAACTATCCGCCCCTCGGCTATAACTGCCGATGCGGGGTCATCCAGCTTTCGGCCGAAGAACTCGAAGCGCTTGGCAAGCTTCCGAATACCAAGCCGCCGAAAATCCCCACCTACGAATGGACGAATCCGCGCACCGGGGCGAAGCATACCTACCCCGAAGGCATTGACCCGGGATTCGATTACAACGTGGGGAAGCTGGGCCTGCAAAAGAAGCTCGACAAGCTTTTGGCGGAAAAGTTGGCGTCGCTGCCTCAAGACATGCAGATTGCCGCGCTGAAATCGCTGTCCAAAAAACCGACTGCGGCCGCGCAAATCGACAATGCTCTGGATGCTGCGAAGGCGGCAGCGGCGAAAGCTGAAATCGAGGCGAAGGCGGCAGCGGCAGCGCAGCGCGCAGCGGAAAAAGCCGCGGCGGCAGCGAAGGAGGCTGAAGCTGAATCGAAGCTGAAGGAAATCGCCGGCTATCCCAGCGAAAGCGGGCCGGGCAAGTGGCTGAAGCGCGCGCTGACTCAGCTTGAGAAAATCCCGGGGTTCTTCAGTGGCCCGGCATCCGCCCGGCTATCCGCGGTCGAAGGCAAGGCCGCTGCAATGAAGGCGAACTACGAACTGCTGACGATCCTTTCCGGATACAAAAAAGCGGTTCTCGCTGGCAAGACCCCGACCCCGAAACAGAAAAAAGCTTTCGATTCGCTTTCTGCTGATGAGCAAGACGCTTTCCTTGGCAAGATCGACAAGGAAAAGGCAGCACAGGCCGCGAAAAAGGCCGCTGACGAAGCCGCGGCGGCAAAAGCGGCCGAGGATGCGGCAAAGGCCGCGGCGCCACCCCAGCCGCCACCCGTGGCGCCTGTTGCCGGCCCGGCGCCGAATGGGCCGGACATGGAAAACATGGTCCAGATCGGCCCGCAAAAGGGCAGCAACCCGGGCGGCATGTTTCAGGACACCACGACCGGCGATCGCTGGTATATCAAGACCCCGGCATCGGAGGACATCGCGCGGAATGAAGTCCTCGCGGCCAAATTCTACGAAGCCGCCGGGATCGAGGTTCCGGAATTGCGAATTGTCATGCTCAATGGCAAACCTTCGGTCGCAAGCCGGATCGTGGACGGGCTGGAAAAGGGAAGCCCGGCCGATCTTGCGAAAGCGTCCGGAACTTATGACGGGTTCATGCTGGACGCTTGGCTGGCGAACTGGGACGTTATCGGGCTTGGATACGACAACCTGCTTTTGAAGGCGGGCCGCGCGGTTCGGGTCGATACCGGCGGCGCGCTCAGATATCGCGCTCAGGGCGGATTGAAGGGCGACGCATTCGGCCCGCGCGTTTCTGAAATCGATACGCTGCGCAACCCGGGTGACAATTCGCAAGCCGCATCGGTCTTCGGCAAGATGAGCAAAACCGACCTTGAGGCTGCAGCGCGCCGGGTCGCACGGATCTCCGATGACGACATTCGCGCGATCATCGCCCAGCATGGGCCGCTTGATCAGGGCGCCCGCGATGATCTTGCGCGCATCCTGATCGCAAGGCGAAAGGACATTCTCGATCGATACAAGGCGGCGCAGGAGGCAGAGGCGCCCGCGCCTGTCGCGGATGCTGGCGCGAAAGTCACCAGCGCGGAGCAGCAATCGATCGAGGCAAGCCGCCTGAATGGATATGCGATCCGGACTGACGTTGACGAAATCGAAGATCAAAACGTCCTGATCAATCTGCTGAAGGACGCGAACGGCGAAGATTTGACCCGCGCGTCCCTGAAGCTGCGCGAATCAGCTTCCGCGCGCCTGCTCGAATTGATCAAGGAATCCGGCGTCACGCAGGCATCGCCCGGGGAGTCGGTCAATATTCTTTCTGCGCGCGCTGCCATGCTGCAGGCGGTGAAGGGCATCAACCTTCGCGCATCGCAGGGCGCCAACTTCGACCCGAAAGACCTTCAGCGCGTGATCGATGCGGCAAGCGAAGGGCGCAAGGCGGTCGAAGCGCTGAAGAAAGCGCTCTTGGTCGCGAATCAGGAAACGTCGCTCGAACTCGATCGCGCGCTGAAGATTTTCGAGCGCTGGATTCCGGTCTTTGATGACCTGAGCAAGTCGGTAGTGCCCGGCGCGAAGGCGGTCAAGATCGACGGCAAATTCCCGTCCGACCTGATCCCCAGCGAAGTTATTTTCACGCGCAAGATCGTTGCCGCGGAAAAGCCAAAGTCGGACATCGCATGGCGCAGGCTTCCGTATTTCGAGGCGGAATTGACCGACATTCAAAAAGGCTACGCGAAGGCGACCGGGCAGCGCGGGCAGATTCACGGCATCAACGAAGCCTATGAGGGCGTGATGCCGGATGGGCGGCGAATCGTTTTCATCGCGAACACCAGCCAGAACTATGCGTGGGCGATGCGCGGTCAGCTTTACATCGATGTCAAAGGCAAAGGCGCAGCGGTTTCAGCGCGGGCAATGGACACGATCGAGGAATTGAAAATCAATGCCGCCCGGGCCGCGGATATCGATCGGCAGAACCTTTACCTGAATCGATACGCGCACATCATGTTCGCCCGGCGCGCTGGCGATCGAGCCGCATTCGAGAAGATCGACAAGACCAAAAGCGGCGAGGATGCGGTTCAGGCGAAGCTTCAGCTTATCAAGGAGCGAACCGGGGTCGATGTCGAAAAGTCTGAAGGATGGGCGCAGCGCGACGGAAAGCATCAGGCTTTCGGGCATGGCGAAGTGCATCAATACCGGCCGGATTTCGATACGCCTGAATTCCGATCCTTTGCGAAAACGCATTACGTCTACCACAACCCCACCGGGCTTTCCAAAACCCGGGCGGGCGGCGGGGTCGCGGAGAAATTCCTTCGGCTGGTCGATTCCGGCGGGCATCTTTCTTCACTGACGGATCGGATTCGCCGCGGCGTCGCGCTGCGCGGAACTTCGGTCGAGTCCGACCTGAACAGCGGCGGCGGGTCATATATCTTCACCCGCATCAAGAGCAGGCGATCGAAAAAGTCGGCCGGCTTTTATTGGAAAGCCGATGTCCTGAAGCGCATGGACGCGATCACCTACGACAGCGATATGTTCGGCAATACCACCCCGGGATTCATCGAGAACAATCGCCGCGGGCAGACCGTCGAAGACCTGAAATCAGTTTCCGAAAACACTTCAGACGAAACGATTTTCAAGCATGGGCTGTCCCTTTTCGATGATATCGATTCGGTCGTTTTCTCAAGCGAAGCCGAGTGGCGCAATGTCATGGAAACCATGCGATCGCTGGGCTATAGTAAGTGGCCAGATGGTCGGGAACTGAGCGAGGTTCTAAGCTGGGAAGCGTGATGCGATGATCGAAGAACTGACGAAAAACTGGAAAGGCGCAGTCATCAGGCTGCGCTTCAAACGGGACAAGTTCGAAACTGTTCGCCCGGCGGCTTTCGTCTATTCGATCCCCGGCGGGTTCGGCTGGATCGAGCCGGCCTATGCGGCAAGCGAACCGAATCCGTCGCCGATCGGCCATGAAGTCGCCGCGCCGATCATCGAAGAAAGAAACGGTGAACTGGTCTTCGATGGGCCGCTATATTCAGGCGAAATCGAGTGGTTCGTCGGACAGCCAACGGTCGCGGACGCGCTGGAATGGTGGGAAGCTTGGCTAATTCAGAACAAGACCACCCGGGCTGAAGAACGCGCCCGGCTGGTGGCTGATGGCGTTATCCCCGCTTGAAAATCCGCGCCTCAAGTTCGCCGTCCAGCCTGTCGCGCATTTCGCGCGATACCCGCGGAAGCGGCGCCCAAAGCGATGCGCCTGAATGCTGCCATTGTCCAATGACCGCAATTCCGTGCGGGTGGAAATAGAGCAAAATCTTCGTTCCGGTCGGCGGCGGGTTGTCTTGCGGGTGATGCCACTCGATTTCATCCGCGGCGATATAGCGCTCAGTCATTCCAGTTCCTTTGCCCTGTTGTGGATTTCATCGGCAATAGACTCAACGGAGTAATTAAACACACCCATCTCCTTTACTGCCACTGCCATATCAAACAACGCCTCACGCCTACCTTTCAACTCTGCTGCTTTCAGCATAGTGTCTAGTGCGGTGGAGTCTGATGGCAGGGCGAGTGCATCATCACAAACACTTAAAGCAAACGGTTTACTGCTACTTGGGTTGTTGATGTAGTAAACAGCACAATCAATAGCCTCGTTCTTTCTAGTCTCCCGTGCTTGGCATTCGGCAAGCTGCTCATTTCCTGCTAGATGCTCGGCTTTCCAATATTCTGCTCTACGGTTTGCATTGGCAAGTTGCTGGCGTAGGGATTTGATTTCAGCAATCAGTTCTAAAGACGTATCGCCTAACACACGCTCAAAGCGTTCGTACTCCTTTTGTGCTTGCTCAACAATGTCAGTCATTTCA